ATGACACCTCACACTGGCGGCATGAGCCGCAACGACGCCCTCCGCGCGGCCCGCTTGAAGGCAGGCTGGCGTTCGGTCGAAGCCGCCGCCGCCGGCCTCCAGGCTCATGGGCAGCGCCTCCTCGACGAGGATCACTTCACTGTGTCCGCGAGGACGTGGCGCCGCTGGGAGGGCCCGCGCCCGGGCTGGCCGTCGGAGGAGACCGCGCTCGTGCTGCACGACGCGCTCGGCCGGTGGCCGGAGGACTTGGGCTTCACGACCCCGCCGGGCTGGATCCGGCCCGAGCACCACGAAGAGACCACCATGCAGAACGCTCGCCTCCTCGAGGTCACCGCCGCCGCCCTCGTCCCCGGGCCCCTCGCGCAGCAGACCGTGGACCCCGCGCTCGTCGACTACTTCCAGTCCCAGCTCGAGGGCCACTACCGCGCCGACATGCTCCTCGGCCCCCACGACCTCATCGGCACCCTCGGCCCCCAGTACCAGCTCATCGACAAGCTCACCCGCTCCGCGACAGGCGAGACCCGCCGAGGGCTCCTCCGGGTCGGTGCCGCGTATGCCGCGCTCGTTGGCTGGCTCTACCAGGACGCCGGCGACCTCTCTGCCGCGGCGTTCTGGCGGGGCATCACGCAGGAGATAGCGCTTCGGGCCCGCGACCCACACCTCATCGGGTACGCCATGGTCAACTCGGCGCAGGTGCGCACCGACCTCGGCGACGGGGCCGGCGTCGTCGATCTGTGCGAGGCCGCCCTCGACGACGACCGGGTCGTCCCGAAGATCCGGGTCATGGCCATGCAGCAGCAGGCCCACGGCGCCAGCCTCCTGCGCGACCGTTCGGCCGTCGACCGGCTCATCGACGACGCCGACCGGCTCCTGTCCCGTGTCGACGACGACCTTCCCTGGGGCAACGCCTGCCGGCGGACCCCCGGCTACTTGGAGGTCCAGCGCGCCACCTGCTACGGCCGTCTCGGGCTCGGCGCCGAGGCGAGCGACCTGTGGGCGCAGGTGCTCGCTGCCGTCCCCGGGACCGCGCGGCGGGACCGCGGCGTCTACATGGCCCGGCACGCCACCGCTGCGGCAACCGCGCGGCAGCCGGAGCAGGCGGTGGAGATCGCGCGGAAGGTCGCGACAATCGCGGTGGAGACCGGCTCGGCCAGGATGCGGAGGGAGCTGGCCACCCTGGAGCGGACCATGCGGCCGTGGCAGGATGCCCCGGTCGGGCGGGACCTCGCCGAGGCCCTCGCGCCCGTGACCGAGGGGAGCTGACGATGACTGTGCCGGAGCCGCTGACCGAGGCGGAGATCGAGGCCGCGCTGGCCGGTGTGCCGGGGTGGGAACGGGACGGCGAGACGATCAGCCGTACGTACCCGATCCGGTACCACGCTGCGGTGGCCGCGATCGTCACGATCGCGGATCGGTCGCGGCGAGTGCAGCACCACGCGGACCTCGATCTGCGGATGGATCACCTCCGGGCGTCGATCACCACGCACGATGCCGGGTACCGGCTCACGGCGGCTGATTTCGACCTCGCGCAGCGGATTGACGCGATCGTGGCTGCGCACCAGGCGCTCCCGCTCGACTGACCTGCGAGGCTCCTCCCTGATCGCAGCAGGGAGGAGCCTCGCCGTGTCAGCGGAGCACCGCGCCGACCACGACCGGCAGAGCGAGTGCCGCCAGGACCGGCAGACCGACTGCGGCTGCCTGCTGCTTCGCGTATCGGCTCGCGACAACCTGCACCGCCACCGCGCCCAGCAGCGCAGCCCAAGCCTTCTGCTGCTTCGACATGAAATTCACCTCCTCTCGGGCAAGTTGGAGAAGAGTGTGGCAGGTGGGTCTGACAACGGCTGGAGTAGATCAAATCGGTTCAGCCGCCCCCGACTGGGACGGCTGCGGCTAGCCTCGCTGCATGCAGATGGATGAGGCCGCGAGGCGGCATGAAGAATGGCAGAGGAGCGGTTCGCCGCCGTGCGAGCACCCGGAGATCGTCAAGGAGTACTACCTGGGATCCGACACAGGAGACCGGGTGTGTACGACCTGTGGCGAGTCCTTCAGTCGTGCCGAATGGAAGGCTCTTAGGCCCGGCCCGCTCGGGTGATGACGCTGCCCCTCTGCCCGAAGGCAGAGGGGCGTACTACTCATTCCAGGCCAGCTGGCGCCTGGAAGCCGCGCGCCTGCAAGTCCTTCACGTACGCGTCCGTCTTCGTGGCGAGCTCCTCCTCGGCCGCGTTGAACTGCTGCAAACTGCCTGTCTTGGCTGCCTCATCCACTGCCTCGTGTGCCGCCACGTACTCGTTCACGATGGCGCCCGCTGCGTCCTGCTGCTCCGACACGTGTCCTCCTCACGGTGGCCACTGCGGCCACGTGCCCGGGAGGGTACATCCGCATACGGGATTCCGCGCGCACGACGAAGCTGCCCCCTCCCGCGCACATGGCGCGAGAGGGGGCAGCGTGCATCAGGGGTACTGGCGACGAGTCGGATCCAGTGCCGTAACCATCGCTCGGCTCTTCAACGGGGCCGGTGCCGTACTGCGGCGGCAGACAAGCGCGTCCGGGTCGTCCGGCGGCGGCTGGAGCGAGTAGCCGTCTGGGCAAGTCTGTCCGTCGGCACCGTCCCGGCCGTCGGCCCCATCCCGCCCAGCAACACCCGGCTCGCCTCTCTCACCCTGCGGCCCCGCCGGCCCCGCAGCACCGGTGGGTCCTGGCGCGCCTGTGGGCCCCGGGGCCCCGGCCGGGCCTGCCTCCCCAGCCGTACCCAGACCGTCCGCACCGGGACTCCCCGATGGCCCGACAGGCCCGGTCGGTCCCGGGCTTCCGGCCGGGCCCGTGGGCCCAGGCTCGCCCACGAGCCCAGGTTCCCCCGGAGGCCCGGACGGACCCGGCGGGCCCTCGATACTCCGCCCCGGCTCGCCGCGGGACCCCGGCGGGCCGGCCACCGGCTTCCCACCGAGCCCCTCAACCTGCGCCGCAAGCTGGTCGCGGGCGTCGTTCGCGGCGCGGAGGTCGTGGGCGAGGCCCTGGACGGTGATGACGACGAACGCGAACCCGGCCAGGGCGACAGCGACCGCCAGCCAGAACGCGAGGTCGCCCCGCCAGGGGCGGGTGGTCGTGGTCTTGTGTCTCACGATCCCGCCCCCCGGGCGTTGATGTAGATGGTGAGGAGCAGCAGGAGCACGGGCGCAACGATCGCGCTGAAGGCCAGCCGCCGGTCAGCTGCTCGCCGGTCGATGTTCCTCTGGTCCTCCTGCCGCTTCCGTTCCTTCTCCTGCTCCCGGTCCGTTTCGATCGTCGTGACCCGTTCGGCAAGCAGCCGCAGCGCCTCGTCGCGGGCCAGCTGCTCCAGCTGGTAGCGCTCCATCGACACCTTGCCGTCGAGGCGCGTGCCCAGCTCTCGGAGGTCCTCCTTCAGGTCTTGGCGGACGTCATCGAGGCGTCGCATCACCTCGCCGAGAGTGGGGTCGGTCGGCACGTGCTACTCCTGGAAGGTCAGCCGTTGGTGGGTGTGTCGGTGCGCAGCCATCCGGGGAGGAGCCGCTGGACGCCGGGCAGGGCCATCACCCGCGCGAAGCCGCCCGCGGCGGCGAGGCCGCCGGCGACCCAGGGCAGCGACTCAGGGATGCCGGAGGCGGCAACGATCGCGGGGAGGGCGACGGCGAAGCCGACGGCGGTCTGGAGGACGGTGCGCGCGGTGCGCTTGGCGGCGTCGGACATGGTCACTTCTCCTTCTGGGAGTTGAGCAGTGCGACGACCTTCCTCAGGTCGGCGGCGATGGCCTGGACGGTGGTGTAGGTGCTGACGATGTAGCCGTAGACGTCCGGGATCCGGCGGCCCTTCTTCAGGCTCGCCTCGTCGGCCTTCTTCTCGCGGTACGCCAGCACCGCCTGCGCGATGTCGTTCTTGGACAGGGCCACGGGGTTCTCCTTCGGCGGGGTCGGGGTGGTCGGCTTCGTCGGGGACTTGGCCAGCCGGGCATGGACGCGGTCGCGCATGCTGGGCATGCCGAAGCCCTTGGGGTCGCTCTTCCAGTCGGACCACTCCAGGTGGCCGATGACGGAGCGGGCGCCCCAGCCGTGCGCACGGCACAGGGCGGCGGACACGCGCTCGATTGCGTCGAGCTGCGCGGCGGGCCACGGGTCGGTGCCGTTGCCGAGGTTGATGCACTCGAAGCCGTAGAAGCGGGAGTTGCCGTCGACGGCGCCGTCCGACCCCTGGTGCTCGGTCGGGGTCGGCGGCCGCGTGCTGTAGTCCTCGGCGGTCACGGCGCGCAGGACGTTGGGGTCGCCGCCGCCAGCGTGGTTGGCGCGCCCGTTGCCGACGAGGTGGACGGTGCCGTCCTTGGCGATGACGCCGTGGCAGAGCGGTCCGGGCAGGCCCTCGTAGCCGTTGAAGCACATCTCGACGGAGGAGGCGGTGCCGGTGCTGACGGTGTGGTGGATCATCACGCCGGACACCGGGCCCCAGGCGCCGGCCGCGTTGCGGTTGTGGGTGCGCCAGCCGGGGTGTTCGACGACGGTGACGCCTTCGTCGCGGAGCGCGGCGAGCAGCCGGTCCGCTGGCAGTGGTGTGGCCATCAGGCCTCCAGGAAGCAGAAAGGCCCCGGCCAGAGGCGCGGGGCGTACGGGTTATGCAGGGTCAGATGGGGGCGTCGATGTAGCAGGTGTCCAGCATGATCCCGTTCGTGTTGTTGCCGGCGCCCGTAGGCAGGCCCACCTGGAGCTGGCCGGAGGTCTGGAGCGTCATACGCACGCCGTAGAACCCCGTCGTGCCGCCTGCCTTCTGGAATCCGTGTTCGGTGGTGGGCCGGTACCCGGTGTTGAAGGTGAAGGCCGTGGTGTTGACGTTCGCCGCGATCGTGGCCGCCACGACCGTGATCCGGCCCTTGTACTCCCAGCGTTCCTGGCCGAGCAAGCGGATCTTGCGCATCATCGGGGTGAGGGTCGCCGCTGAAAACCCGGCAGAGAAGGTCCCGATGTCGGTGAAGGGCGTCCACTCCATCAGTTCTTCGATGAGGCGGCTGTTGAGCTTGCCGGCGGTGAGAGTCTCGCCCGCGGCAAACGGCGTGTAGACCATGGGGCCTCCTACAAGGCGAGAACCAGGGGATTGGCAAGGCGCAGGCCTGCTCCGGCAGCGTGGGCCTTGACGATGCCGTTGGCGGACCGGGTGACGGTGGCCAACTGCGGGTTGCCGATCAGGAAGTTGTCGTACCGGACGGCCGGGCTGACGTTGGTGTTGCCGGTGGCGAGGATCGACCGGCAGCCGACAGCACCCGCAGCCGTGAGGGTCGTGTCCGTACCGGACACCTGCCAGGCGGTCGGCTCCCCGCTCGTGAGCGGCCACACCCGCGCCTGGAGCGTGGAGCCCTTCGCCTGGAACCGGAGCCGGAAGGACTGGCCGGCGGTGTACGTGTACGGCGTCGTCGCGGTTGCGACCGTGGTCTCGACGCCGGCGGCCCGCTCGCGGATGGTCAGGACGACCGTCCCCGCCGTGGTGAACTCCGCGCGCGCGTAGTAGAGATCGTCCCCACTGGCGGCGCGGGCGATGGGACCGCCGAAGATGCTCGCCCCGGTCGCCACAGCGGACGGAGCGATGGTCACGTACAGGTCGAAGTCTGCGCTCGGCGCGGTGAGCGTGCTGCGGCGGGACACGTTGACGCTGCCCAGGGTGTGACTGCCGACACCGGAGCCGACCGAGTAGTCCGCGGCGCTGCCCCCCGTGCTGGTCCAGGCGCCGCCCGTGTCCGCGCTGCCCCAGCCGGACGCGACCGTACGGCCAAACGCGTCGGCCGCGCCCTGCGTGATCCCGGTGACCGTCATCCGCTCCCCGCCTACGAGCACGTCGAAGGGGAACTCGGAGGCATGGGTCGCGGTCGTGATCCACGTCGGGCCCGGGTCGGAGACGAGCAGCAGGGACGTGTCGTCCGAATCCACCGCTGCGCCGAGGGTGGTGCCGTCCGTGTCCAGGCGGCCGAGGACCGGGTCGTCGAGGACACCGACAGTCCACGGCCCGGCTGGCACGCACGTGAGCGTGGCGGACCAGGTGCGGATGCCGAGGGTCTCCGTGATGCCCTGGACGATCAGGTCGATCGGGCCGGGCGGCAGCCAGTCCGGCAAGTTGGTGATCTGGATCCGGTCGCCGAGCTCCAGCTCAAGGAAGGCGCCGATCAGGCTGGGCCGCTTGTGGAGGAGGAGCTGCACCGTCGGCACGCGGGACTCGTCCCAGGTGCCCAGGTGCAGCAGCCACTCGGCGATCGGCTGGGGCTGCGTGTCGGCAGCGAGGGACAGGTCGACCGAGTCGTCGTACAGGCCAACGCCGAGCGGCGGGGCCTGGATCGACATGGCGCCGGTCTCCAGCACCGCGCGGCCCGAGCTGCCTCCGATGCGGTTGACGGTGCGGTCGTTGCGCGTGGCGTCGTCATCATCGACCGGCTCCAGCGGCGGAGCGACATCCCCGGCGGCGTAGTCGAGGACCATCGCCACCGGGCGGTTGTAGCGGGCCGACCGGGCCCGGTAGACGAGCGCGGCAGCCTCGCGGTCCTCGGCAAGGATCCCGACGTCGCTCTCCGCGCACTCCTGCAAGAGGCTGAGGAGCGTGTCCGGGCGCTGCGTGCCCATGGGGGCAGTGCCCGCCGGATAGCCATCGGGGAAGCCCACCTTGACGGTGGTGGACTCCTCGGTAGAAAGCCTGCGCAGCCTGTCCGCCGCGGTCTCCCCGATGAACCCGCGGTCGGCGTCGGCGTACGCCAGCGTCGTCGACTGGGCGGGGAAGACGGCGAGGTGACCGATCCGAATGTCGGGGAGGCCGGGGCCGAAGCTCGTGTCGATCTGGGCGACGGCGCCGACGGTGCCCGCGATGCTCCCGGTGACGGACGTCGCGGGGCCGTTGACCTTGCTCCAGCCGAGCCGGTAGGCGATGTTCCCGCCGGACTGCTCGGCCCGAAATTCCAGCCGCCACCAGCCGTCGAAAACCCCTGAGACGGCGCCGATGGGACTGTCCAGAGTCAGCGTGCCGACAGCGTCGTAGCCCTGGAGGTGGCTGCCGGACGCCCCCATGGTGATCCGCCACCGGCGGATGGTGCCCGTCGTCGTCCACGACAGCATCTCCTGCTCGGCCCCCGGTGCCGCGCCGTCGACGCGGTAGGGCATGCAGATCTCCCACACCCCCGAGGTGGAGGCCGGGACGCTGCCGCGCATCGTGCCGCCGGGCTCGATCGCGGGGAGTGCGGAGGACCCGCCGAGCTCGGTGTCCTGCCCGAAGTCCCACCGCGTCACAGTGAGCGGGCGGACGCCCGGGATTGGCGAGTACGCCTGGGTGGCGCCCTTCGGCTCCTCGCACGGCCAGTACGCCAGCGGGCCCCGGGACGGCAAGCGCCGCCGGAGAGTGCTGTCGAGGGCCTTGCGGCCCTGGCCGAGACGCCGCAGGATCCCGGACGCCTCGACGGACGTCCACACGTCCTGCCCGGACGGCGCCCAGCGGGGCGGCCAGGACGACACCTCACCCACGAATCGGTTCGCCCGGTTGCTGACCGAGGCGCTGCCGATGACCGTCCACGGGCGGCCGGCGGAGTCCGTCCACGCGGTCGTACCCGGCGTCAGCGCGCGCAGGTCGGGCGCTGCCACGACGGTGCCGCCGATGCCGGAGCGGATCTCACCCCGGTAGGCGCGCCCCGTGAACCCGGTGGTGTACCCGGCGAGTTTGGCGACGGTCGTCGAGTTGAAGATGCTCGTGGGGGTGCCGTCGACGACGGTGCCGAGGCTGGTCCAGGGCCCGTCCAGCGACGGGGCGGTGAAGAACTCGCAGGTGTACGCCCCGGCGCCGTTGTTGACGTCGAGGGTGGCGCGCAGGGCGCACCGGCGGGGCAGCGTGGGCAGCTGCTTGCTCTCGAAGAGCGCGGTGGTGCCGTCCGCCGACCACAGGAGGTAGATCCAGCCCTGGTCCACCTGGAGCCGGTAGGACTGCTGGCCGACGGTGCCCCACTTGCCGATGAGGGCGTGCAGGCCGCTGTTCCAGTTCTCGGACTCGGCCTCGACGCGGACGTCGAGATCGCCCGTGATGTCGAGGGACGCGTGGTCGGGCGTCTCGGCTCCGGAGAACGAGGCGCCGGGGAGGCTGAGGTAGGACTCGACGCCAGGCACCGAGATCCGGAGCGGGGTGTTGCGGCCGATCTGCCCGTAGTACGGGGAGAGCGGGTTGCGAGGGGAGTACTTCCCGTCGAGGTTGTTGAGGGTGACGGTGCAGCGGGATGGGTCCGCGACTGCGGCCCCGTCAGCCTGCCCGCGGGTGATGGTGATCGGGTCCCGGGTGTACGCGTCTGCGGTGGCGTCCGTCCACACCCCTCCGGCCTGGAGTTCCACGCGCACGCCGAGGGGTGTGTCCGGAAACGCCATGGTGATCTATCTCCTTCGCTGTCCGAGGACGACCTGGACGTCTCCGCCGCCGTTCTTGACTGCCTGGCGGAGCTCCTGGACGAGGTAGTCGCCTCGCGGGGTCCCCGAGGACTTGAACTCGATGACGATCGGCGCGCCCGTACGCCCGTACGGAACGGAGGCAGTCGACCCGTACGCGCCCCCGCCAGTGATCGCGGTGGGCGGCTTCACCAGGCTCGCCATCGACGCGTCGACCGCAGACCGGCCGGACTCGATGCCCCGGACCAGGCCGGCCGGGATGTACTGCCCGAGGGCGGCCATGACCCGTGAGGGCGACCGGATGCCGAGAGCCTGCTTGATGGCCTTCTGCATGCCCTTGGCGATGATGAGCATCTGCCGCTCGATCGCCGACTGCTGCTTCTGGAGCCCGAAGACGAGGCCCTTCGCAGCCTGGATGCCCGCCCCGTACATCGCGTCGCCCGCTGTCGCACCAGCCTTGTCGGCTGCGGCGACGAGCTGCTTCTGCGTGTCGTTGATCTGCTTGATCTGACCCGACGAGGCGGAGGCCAGAGCCGCGGCTGCGGCCCCGCCCTGCTCCACGCCGGCCTGTGCGATCTGCGCGATCAAGTCCGCGCGCACGCCCTTCTTGCGGAGGGTCGCGAGCTGGGCGGCGAACTGCTTGGCCTTGACCAACTGCTGGTTCAGGTTGGCCCAGATGCTCGTCGCGGTCGTGCCGCCCTCGCTACCCTGGGTGATGTTCGCGGCGTCGAGGACACCTTGCCGGACGTCGGCGACGAGGTCCGCGCGGGCCTTGATCTGGTCCTGGAGCCGCTTGTTCGCCTCCTTCAGCCTGGTGGCCGCGAGCTGCTCCTGGTTGGCCAGGCGGATCAGTGCGCTGGTGTCGGCGTTGATCCGGGCGAGGGCCTTGGTCCGCTTCTTGCCGGGCTTCATCGAGTCCCGGACGATGTCCGCCAACTTGAGGGCCGCGGCGCGCACCTGCTTGGAGGACCCGGTGAGGCCCTCGACCAGACCGCGCGCGATCCACTGGCCCTGGGCCTTGGTCACCTTGGACGGCGAGTTGATGCCCAGAGCCTCGGCGATCGGGCCGGGGATCATGCTCCGGGCCCAGCTCATGATCTGGGACCTGATCCAGCCGCCCATGGACTGGATACCGCGCCACAACCCTTGGACGACGTTGACGCCCTTGTCGTAGAGCAGGGACCCGAGGCTGCCGAGGGCGCTGCTGAGGCGCCCGGGGAGACCCTTGAACCAGGCGAGGAGCTGACCGCCCTTGGCGGCCACGCCAGACTTGATGCGGTCCCAGTGCTGGAGGAAGTACGAGACCAGCTTCCAGCCGATGATGTAGTTCAGGATGAACTGGCCGACCTGCTTGATGCCCTTCCAGATCGCATCCCAGGCCTGGATCGTGTACTTCTTGATCTTGTCCCAGTTGGCGATGATCAGCGCCACCAGGCCGATCACGGCCGCGATGATCCAGCCGATCGGGCCCATCGCGATCAGCCACTGAGCGGCCATCGTCGCCGCCCACACGATCGCGCGGCCAGCCATCATCGCGAACTGGGCGACGGTGACGGCCGCCACGCGGAGCACGGAGGCGAGGAACGTGACCGTCATCCGCACACCGGCAGCGGCCCATGCCGCCGCTGTGCGAAGCGCGTTGGCTGTGGCAGATGCGGCGACCGCGAGGAAGCTGCCAGTCGCCCGCAGCGCCATCATCACCCAGGCGCCGGCCGTCGAAAGCGCCGAGCTGACGTGAGTGGCCGCTGCCTTGATGGAGGCCACTGCCGACGTCATCCACGCCCAGACGACCACGCTCATCTTGACGGTGGCGGTGATCGCCAGGAGCGTGAGGGCGGGGATGAGTACCGATGTGATCGCGATGGCCGCGACCTTGAAGGCCCCGCCGTGTTCCTGGACGAAGCTGAAGACCTTCTCCAGCATCGGGATCACCCGGGTGCCGAGGACGTCGACGAGGCCCTGCATTGCCTGCCGTTTGAACTGCTCGACCTTGACGCCCGCGTTGTCGCGGAGGCTGCTTCCGACCTTGTCAGCAGCGCCGCCGACCGTGCCGAGCGCGGCCGCCGCCTTCGACGGGTCGAGGGCGAACAACGCCTTCTGGGTGTCCTCCGCCTTCGTACCGAAAAGAGCGAGTGCGACTTGCGCCTGGTCAGTGGGATCCTTCATGGCGCGCAGCCGGTCAAAGACCTGATCGAGCGCCTTGCGGGCGGCTGGGCCGCCCTCCGTGAACGCCTTCTGCATCCCCTTGCCGGACAGGCCGATCTTCTTGAACGCGGCGTCGACTTCCTTCCCGCCGCCCTGCGTGATGAGGACGAACTCCTTGAGAGAGTCGGCGATCACGTCGGTGTCGCGGGCGCCTGCCTTCATGCCCTGGCTGAGCAGGCCCGTGGCCGTACGGGCGTCGACGCCCGTCTGCCTGAAGATCGTGCCGTACTCGTTGAAGGTGTCCATCAGGTCGTCGGCCCGGGGGCCCATGACCTGCATGCCGCGGGTGAAGACGTCGAGGGCTTCGACGCCGTCCTTCGCTAGGCCCGTCTTGATGGCCTGGCCAACTGCGTTCGCAGTCTGGCCGAGGTCCAGCTCGAAGGTGGTCGCGAGGTCGCTGACCTTCGTGGACAGCGACTGGAGCTGAGCTTCGGTCGCCCCGGTCGGCGCGATCCCGGCCCGCATGGTCGCGGAGACCGCGTCGGCCGCAGCCTGGAAGTCGGCCGTGACCGCGTTCGCGTACAGCTTCCCCGCGATCTTGCCGTACCGCTCGGCCTCCGCCGGCGTCGCGTCGAGCTGCGCACCGAGGCGGCTCGTGATCTGGGACTGCTCCATGGTCTGGGCGAAACCAGCCGCCAGGACAGCCCCGGCCGCCAGTCCTGCGGCGGCAGCGGCCATCTTCAGCTTCTCCAGGCGCGTGCCGGTCTCCTCGACGGCCTGGTCCGCGCCGTCCGCAGCTTCTTCGGCCAGTGCTTCGCCGACTGCTGCGCCTGCCTGCTGGCCTGCGCGGACGAAGTGGCCCCGCGCGTTCCTGAGGCGGCCGTCGACGCCGCGGACGATGCCTTCGCCGAGCTCTTCGCCTACTTCCTCGCCCGCGCGTTCGGCGTCGTCGCCCATGTGCTGCCCTGCCTCGCGGACAGCGTTCTCGGCCCGGCGCAGGGCCGGATCGACGGCGCGGTCGTCGATGCTGAGGACTGCGCTGAGTTCGCCGACGGTGAGCGCCATCGCTACCTCCTTCGTGTGCGGGGTTCGTCAGGAGGTGGCGCGAAGTGGCGGTACAGGCGGGTCTCCGCGGAGAGCAGGCCCAGGACGCGGGTCTGGAACCAGCGCCATGTGCGCTCGCGGAGGATGCCGCTGCCGACGTCGATGCCGTAGTGGGACTGGAAGTCGGCCTCGATGAGGGGCCACTGCGCGAGCAGTCCGGCCCAGGTCAGCTCTGCTTGGCCCGCTTGGCCTTGCTTCGGGGCTTGGATGCCGCCCTCGTACCACTCGTGGAGGCCGGTGACGGGGTCGAACTCGCCGTGCCCGACGCCGAGGAGCCGCGCGACGCCCGGCGCCTGGCCTCCCTGTTCGGGGCTTTTCCCGGCTGCTGGCCCGTCGCCCAGAACTGGCTCGCCGTCTCCTTGTCGGTGGTCACCCAGAACATGACCGTTAGCGAGACGTGCTTGAACGCGCCCCAGCCCAGCTCGGCGAGAAGCCGGTCGTACTGGTCGCCCAGGCACATTCGGTACAGGTCGCGTTCCTCCTCGTCGCCGAGGACCGGGGCGTCCGGGGCCTTCCCGCCGGCCGCGAGTCGGGCCGCGAGGGAGGTGATCCGCTCGATGCGGACGCCGTCCTCGGCGGACGGCTCTTCGATGCGGTAGGTCCGCATCTCGCCGTCGCGGCCCTTGATGGACAGGTCGAGATGGTCGTCGAGGAACGCGTCGAGCGCGCCGAACTCCGCCATCAGGCGACCGGGTTCGTGATCGGGACCAGTGCACCGTGGCCGGTGAGGGTCATCTCGACCTGGTCCAGGGCGGTGTACTCGCCGCCGGACGGCGCCCAGGTGACCAGCGAGGTGCCCTCGTACGCCTCCGGCATTCCGTTGCGGTCGAAGTAGCGGACGTGGACCTCGGAGGCGGATCCGAAGGCGAAGGAGGCGAGGCGGAGGGCCTCGTGGGTCGGGTGGTACACCTTCGTCAGGTCGTTGATCTTGCGGTTGATCGTGACGCCCAGCTCCCAGCTCTGGCCGGTCTTCGTGTTCTCGGCCCAGCCGTCGGAGTCGTACGAGCTGGAGTCCTCGATGTTCGGCTCGGCCGCCGGCGTAAACTCGGTGACGCCCGGCACCATCTGCCAGTCGCTGCCGTCCTTCGCGGCCGACATGTCGATTTCCAGGCGCCACCGTCGGGCGAGCGCGGTCACGGGAGTGGACATTGCGGTCCTCCTAGTCGATCAAGTGGGAGCCGGACCGCACGGTCCGGAAGTAGAAATTCGAGGTCAGCTCCATGCGGCCGTGGTCGTCCTGACCGATCCAGGCCTGGGACTGGCGCCACGACAGAGCCACATGGACCCCGCCGCACTCGTAGTGCTGGCGGTTGTGGAGGAGGTCGAGGACGCCGTCCGCGATGTCCTGCACGTCGCCGGGGTCCCGCCCGGCACGCACCCGGAGTTGGACGGCGGTGATCGCGTTCGTGGTGTCGTCGTCGGCGACGGGGTACGCCGTCATCCCGATCGCCCGGTCCGGGTCGGGCGGGACGATGGCGCTGAAGATGCCGGTCTCGCCCGGACCGATGACCCCGCCCGGCCTCCAGACACCGATGCCGGCGCTGTCGAGAAGGACGCCGAGCCCGTCGACGAGGCTCGTGGTGTAGCCGCTCACCGCAGGGCCCGCCGGAGTTGGGCGGCGATGAGCGCGCGGACAGCGGTGCGGCCCGCGTTGAGGCTGTTCTCCAGGTACTTCGCCGTGCGTCCTGGCGCGTGCCGGAAGTCCATGCGTTCGTGCTGGACCACCGCGTACGGGGTGTCGTACGAGACCATCGCGGTGAGCGACGCCTCGTCGACGGACGCGGTCCCGGACCGCTGGAGCGCGGCCTCGTCGAGCGGGACCACCTCGTCCGACACACCGAGGACGTGTTCGGCGCCGAGGAAGAGACCGCGGGCCGCAGCCGCACGGAGCTCCCGTGCCGCAGGGTCCCCGTCGAAGGTGATCCGGTGGTTCTGCGGCATGAGAGTCCCCCTATTGCAGAAAGACCTGCGTGTTGGACGGGACCGGCAGCGCACCGCCGTCCGGCCGGGCAACGGTGATGACGCGCGTCCTCCGCCCATCCGGCAGGGTGACCCGCGAGTTCGGGGCCGGGTTGTGGGAGGGGCGGGCGATGTACGAGGACGACGAAGTGACGGTCTCGCCGCCGGGGTTGGTGACCATCTGGAGGCGCTCGTCGAGCAGGCAGGCGACCTCTGCCGGAGGCCCGTAGAGGTCGCCCTTGCTGGAAGGGCCGAGGTACCCCTCCACCGTCACGGTGTGCTGGAGCAGGAAGCCGGGCACCGTCACGTCTGCCACACCACCTGCCGTAGACCCAGCTCGTCGAGGATGTCGGCGGCCTCAGGAGTGAGGACGGTGTCCTCGGCGACAGGAACCGGAGCAGACGGCCGCGAGAGCGAGATCGCCCCAGCCGACACTGACGTCCACGGTCCTGCCGAGGCATCGGAGCCGTCTGTGGATGCTGCCTCGCGGCGCGCCCACTCGGCCGTCTGCGCGCACGTGGCATCCCGGAACGCGGCCCGTACGTCGGAATCGGTCGGGTAGCCGGCCGGATCTGTTTCGTAGATCGCTGCCCTGGTGTCGCGGGACACCAGGCGGGAGGCCCGTGCGAGGAGCCGGTCGGCGTTCTCCGGGGCTGGCTTCCCCGTGAAGTCCTCGTACTCCTGCACCGTGGCGAACACTCGGCCCACCGGTGCCTCCTTACACGGACGTTCCGACGATGCAGATGTCGTACGTCACGGAGGAGCCGCCCGCGCTGTTGGCGACCTTCAGCAGGTCTCCGGTCGATGCGGTCACGGCGTAGGTGGTGGCGTCGGCCGCCCCGGCGGCAACCGCGAGGACCGCGCCGGGCCGCAGCGTGACGGTGCCGGTCGCGCCGAGGAGGGTGCTCCAGGCATTCGACGACGCGTTCCCGATCACCACGTTGTTCGAGTTCGCGGCCGACGCGGCGACGAAGAGGCCCTTGACCTTGGCGAAGGTGATCGTCGCGCCGAACGCGTCGGTCAGGACTCCGGCAAGGTCGAGGTCTTCGGAGCCGGACGCGGCGATCGTGCGCCGCGCCTGGTACACCTTGTCGGCCTTGCCCGCTCCGGTACCCGACCCGAGCGTGACCGCCCGGGACAGGCCCGCCGGGACCCGCGCGGTGCCGAGCCCCGATGCCGCGGACAGCTCCGTGAACGCGGAGACGGCGAGGGTGCTGGAGAGCGCCATCAGCGGTCACCCCCGTACTTCGCGGCCAGCTCGTCCCGGGTGAGCCCGTCGATGTCGGACTGGGCCTCCGGGTCGGTCTCGACCTGCTGGGCGTAGTCCTGCCACTCGGCCTTGGACGCGTTCCGGGCCGGGCGCTGCGGCGCGGTCGACTCGCCCCCTTCGGTCGTGGCCAGGGTCTCGGCGCCCTCGGCAGCCGCCGGGGACTCTTCGCGGAGCGCCTCGTTGGTGGCCGGGCCGGTGTACGACAGGTCGTGTACGCCGGGCGCCGTGAGCGTCGGGCGGGACAGGACCCCGTCGTTGACGACCGGCGGGAGCGGTTGGCCGTCCTGGATCCGCTCCCAGTTCTCCAGGGCGTCCAGGCGGGCGCTGGGCTCGTCGAAGGTGGCGATGTCGCCGGTGTTGGTGTTGCGGTAGCTGATGCTCATGCCGGGACCGCCGTCCTGAAGTCGACCTGTACGAGGATCTCGGTGGGGGACCCGGCCGGAGCGGCCAGGACCACGGTGATGTTGTCGCCGGCGGCGCAGGTGGCGTTCTGCACGGTGGTCGTGCCTGCCCACGCGTCGGTGCTGGTGGCCATCGGGGAGGACAGGACGTCGGATGCGCCCTTCTTGACCTGCACGGTGCCCGCGCTGCCGCCCGTGCGGTACGCGCGAACGGCGATGATGCTGGCCCCGGCCGGGACCTTGACCAGCTGGTAGGTGCCCGCGGTGCCGGACGCGACGCGGACCTCCTTGGAGTACGTGCGGGCGGCGGAGAGGTCGACCTCTCCGCCCTTCCCGTCCACGCTGTGGACCTTGTAGCCCATGGCGATGCCTTCCTGGGTGAGGGATACGGGGGCCAGCGGACTACGGGACGTCGGCGCCCTTGATGAGGACGGCGCGGTTGGCGTCGAGGGTCTTCGTGCCGTAGAGGCAGTCGACGGAGACGACCATCTGCTTCTTGTCCATGTCGTAGTCGTAGACGACGCGGAGGCCGAAGCCCTTGTAGTTGGCGATGGCCGCGTCCCGGGCGCCCATGGGGAGCTCCAGGGGCCGGAAGGCCAGGGCGAACGCCGACTTGTGGAAGGCGACGCCCTCCTCGGTCGTGCTGTTGCCGCTGGTCTGGGCGGGCTTGGCGATGTTCTGCGTCATGTACGGGTCGAACCCGAACACCCGGCGGCCGAGGGACGCCTCGGTGAGGCCCTCGGTGGAGCCCCGCTTGTCGGCCTCGTGGAACAGCGGGTCGCCGATCCAGTTGGCGGCGATCGTCGGGCCGACGACCGCGCGGCGCTCCGACGGCGGGACCTTGCGGGTGTCGAGGACGCGGCCGGCGTCGATGAGGACGCGCGGGTTGTCCCAGGCGAACTGGTTGTCCCCGGCGACGACACCGACCTCCTGGACGACGTCCGTCCGCAGGGCCAGGAGGTCGCGGTCGATCTTCTGGGAGATCGCTTCCATGGCCGGGGTGAGGAGCTGCTCGTCGAAGTCCTGGATCCTCAGCGTCATGTCCTCGGACGTGACGGAGAAGGAGACGTCGGCGAAGTGGTTCAGCGTCATGTTGACGCTGGTCTCGGTCGCGTCCTGGACGGTGATGCCGGCCGCACGGTTGTACTCCTGCGCCACGAACGTCGTGGGCTTCCGGATCGTGATCGCGTCGCCGACCTTGCGGGCGAACTCGGCCTCGTAGTCGCGGTGCACGAGGGACGCCATGACGGTCGTCTCGTACAGGTTTGCGAGGGCCTGCTGGGCGATGACCTGGGCGGTCAGGAAGGTGTTGGCCATGGTGGGGTGTCCTCCTATCCGGCGCGGCGCTTGCGGCGCTCGGCGCGGATGTCGTCGATGCTCTTGGGTCCGTTGGAGTCCGGCTCACCGGTCCCGCCGGTGAACTCGCCGGATGCAGAAGCGGACGCCTGGCCCGCGACCTTCAACTTGGGGTTGTCCGTCACGGCCTGCTTGATGGCCGCGGAGACCTTCTTCGCGAATCCCTCGTCGGAGGGGTTCAGCTTGCCGAGCTTCGCCATGAACGAACGGCTGTCCGTGAGGGACTGGGCGTCGGCCCCGTGCTCGGACGCGCCCTTGAAGACGGCCAGCTCGGTCACGGCCTCGCGGTGCGCTGCGGCCGTACGCTCGATCTCGGCGGTGAGCTTGGCCGGGTCCGGCGGGGCGGCGTTCTTGTCGTCGTCCTTGACCAGGCCGAGGGCCTTGCCGAGTTCCTGCACGAGGGACGCCTTGGCCTCGTCGGCCGCCTGCTTCTTCGCGTCCGTCCGCGCCTTGCCCGCGTCGCGGCGGGCGTCCTCCAGCTCCTTGGTGAGCCGGGTGATCTGCGCGGCCGGGTCCTCGCCTCCCTTGCCGCCCTTCGGCGGCGCGGGCTTCGGCGCCTGCCGGCTGGTGTCGTCCGTGTCCCCGGTGTCCCCGGTCTGCCCGTCATCGGGCTCGTCGTTGGAGGAGTCGTCGTCGTCTCCGTCACCGGCGTCGCCGCTGGATTCGGAGCCGTCGCCGTCCCCGCCGTCGGCATACAGCCACGGGTCGAAAGGGCCGGTCGAGTAGGGGTGAGCCCAGCCGGCGCGGTGGCCGTGACGGGCGAGGGTGCGCTGGTGCATGTCGAGCCCTCCCGGGGCGCGTTGGTGGCCGACTCCTGGCCGGCCTGGGTGATGTGCGGCCCCGCGCCTGGCGGGGGTTGTGCGATCCGGCCCGCGCCTGGCGGGCGGAAGACTGTGGGGGTGAGGCTTGGCGGCACACGGCTGGGCAAGGAGACTGGGCCGTATGGAATCGACGCTCATGAACTACGAAGGCCCCGCGACGATCGATGGCACCGACGTGCCGATGCTGCGGCTGCGCGTTGTCACGGAGTACGACGATGGGGTGGTCTTCCCCGATGAGCCGGTGGAGCTGCTCCGCGGGTGGACGGCGGAGGCGGCGTTCGAGACCGAGCCGCGGGTCGCGTGGGCCTGGGGGAACGTCGAAGGCGGTGTGGAGGTGAAGGTCCCGAACAGGGCCCGGTCCGGGCGTGCCCTCATGACCGGCATGGACGTCCTGTACGACGGCGGATGGACGGTGTACTTCACTGGTGTCGGGATGCCGCCCATGCCGGAGGATTAGCGGGCGGTCGCGAGCTGCTCGCGGTGGGGCTTCCTCGGGAGACCGGTCTCCGCGACCAGCTCACGCACCCGCGCCTGATACGCCCGCACCCGCGCACGGGTCTCAGCCCGGCGCCGGTCGTCCATAGCCGCGGCCTCCAGCCGCCTCCACTCGCGGATCTTCCGCTCCAGGTACCGCTGCCGCTGGGTGTCCTCGTACGTCCCCCGCGAAGGCTGCGACGCCGGAATCCGGGACACCCCGGGAAGATAGGCGCTCACCGAGTGCCTGCAATTCGGATGAAGCAGTCCCGCCGCACGAGCCTCCGGCAGCGACCCGGCCACGTGGACCGTGACCATCTCTCCGTCCCGGAGAGCGTCCTCCACCTGCACGTCGCGCGCGCCCGGCGGGCCCGTGCGGGTCAGGATCTTCCGCTCCCACGGCCGACACCGCTCGCACTCCTCCGGCGACTGCGACACGATCACCAGGTCCACCCCGGCGGCCCCAAGCCGATCGGTGTGCGCCTCGATCGCGGCCCGCCCCACCGCAGTACGGGTGGCCATCTCGGCGTACGACACGAGGTTCCACGAACGGCCGGCCGTGTCGACAAAGCCGGTCACGCCCTTGGCGGCAAACCGGCTGAGGGCGGACTGGGCGGCCTGCCGCCGGGTCTGGGCACCGAGCAGCGGCGCCGCCGACGCCTCGCTGACGACCTCGCGGTAGACGTCGAGGGCCTGCCGCAGCATCCGCAGGTGCGTCGGACCGGTGTCCTCGACGACAGCAGACGCGAGCCGGTCCACGGTTGCCGCGGCCGGGAGCGCTTCGGCGGCAGCAGCGGTCTGCCCGGCGCCGAGGGCCCCAAGCTCCGCGACGGCCGCCTGCTGGCCGCGTTCGTACGCCTCGGAGAGGGCCTGCTGCACCGCGCTGGACGCGTCGGCCTCCAGGGCCGTGATCACTTCGGCGATTCCCGCCTGGAGGTTGCCGACCGCGGCCAGCTTCAGGTTCACCCAGGCCGGGGAGTCGATGCCGTCCGCCAGGGCGGCGCGGAGCCGGTCGAGGAGCGTCACCTCGGCCGCCTCGTACAGGCGCGCGACCGAGCGGGCAAGCTCCTCGACGAGGGCGGGCGACACCGGCATGGGGTACCTACCTCCTGGGTCAGGGAAGGTCGCCCAGCTGCATCGGGTCCGGGACCGCCTTGCCTGTCTCGGCAAGGAGCCGGTCCGTCTCCGCCTTCACCCGCAGGGCGTCCCACTCCGGGTGCAGGGTTTCCACCATCACCTGCGTACTCATGGCCTGGGCTCGGAACAGAGTCTCCAGCGTGTTGGCGAGCGTGCCCATGTCCTCCTGCACGCTGTCGCCGAACTCGATGTCGACCGGCTGCGGCTTCACCTTCGCGCCGAACACCTGGGCGTCGAGGGCGAGGAGGGCCTCCACCTGCCGGACCAGGCCGGGCCGCCACCGGAGCTGCTTCTTCGATCCGGTGGTCAGCGAGCGGCGCTCCTTCGCGTTCACCTCGGTGGCCGTGATCGCGACGTCCCCGCCGCGGCCGAAGGTCTGGGGCGAGTAGCCGGCGGACCGGATGATCGTGTCGATCCAGTGGTTCGCCGTCTCTTCGTGCTCCTGCACACGGATGCCGAACTGGACGATCGTCAGCGACTCCTCGCCGCCGCGGCTGAGCATCTCCAACCCGGACAGGATCTCGCGGTCCGGATTGAACGAGGCGCCGCGGCCGGGGCCGGCGCTGTGCAGCATCGAGTTGGGGACCATGAGCCGGCCCTTGGCGAGGCGGATGTCCCGCATCCACGAGGCGTACACCTCGTCGAGGGTGTCGAGGAGGGGCTCCAGGCCTTCCAGGTCGGAGCGGCCCAGGTCGGCGAGTGCGGGGATCCCGCGCCACTGTCGGGAGGGGGCGTTCGGGATGTAGGAGACGGCCAGCTTGTCGTAGCCGGTCTCCGCCGCGCCCTCGCTGTCGACTTGCGTGGCGAATGCCTTGGTGGCCGGGTGCTCGTCCAGGGGGATGGCCCGGCCGAGCTTGTCGGGGGTGCCCTGGTAGAGGCCGTGGTACGTCCGGCCGGGTTCGTGGCGTTCGAGGTACCGGAGCACGATGCCGTTGTCCTCGAGCAAGGTGCGCCAGAACGTGACGGCGGACAGTTGGCCCCACTTGAACTCGGGGACGGCGCGGTCGTGGTGGACGGCGTCGGTCCACGGGCGGTCCCGCAGGCTCTTGTCGTACACCGGCCGCAGGTAGACGCCCCCCAGTGCGGAGCCGACTTCGGCCGCGGTCTGGAGCGAGGCGAGCATTCCGTCGTCCATGTACTGGTCGACGCGCTTCTGGGTGGCCTCGTCTTCGGCCCGGAACTTCGGCGGCTCGGAGAACAGCATGTCCGCGCTGGCGGCGCAGATGTCGCCGGCCAGAGGCACGTGGATCTTCGTGCGCTGCTCGCCCTCGGCGGGCGGGGTGCCCCACCACCAGCGGGAGAGCTTCCCGGCCCAGCCGTCGGTGAACTGCACGGGCTTGGCCAGCGGGCCCGTCGCTCCGCCGCCGTAGAGGGCGGAGAGGCGGTCCGGGTCTCCGCCGTACCAGGCATCCCAGGTGGACATTGCCTTGAGGGCGGGGCGCATCCGGGGCGGCGGCCACGGGATGTTGCTGTCAGGCAGCGGCATCGGAGGCCTCCTTCCGGGAGTCGGCCCGCCAGGAGCGGAAGTTCTTGGCGTAGACCCATCCGTAGGCGAACGCTGAGACCAGGAAGCCGTACTGCCTGGTCGTGACGGCGTAGGCCACCCAGAGGATCTGCGCGCCGAGCCCGATGCCCCAGCCGACCGCGCGGCGGCGTCCGGCGAAGTACAGCCCGGTCACTCCGACGGCCGTCAGGATCCATGACCACCAAGCAATCATGCTGCGACCTCCAGTTCCTCGGGCGTGATCAGGTGCGGGCGCCACAGGGCCTCCGTGGTGGCGACCGCGTACCGGCCGCCGTCGAGACTGTGGTCGGCGACCTTCAGTGGCTTGTCCGTTCCGTCCTCGGTGGCCTTCGGGTCCCACGAGTAGCCGGGTGCCTCGCGGATGAAGCCCTCGCACCGGTCGGACACGAGGAGCTGGCCCTCCGCGAGGAGCGTGGCGAGCAGCGAGATGCCGCGGCCGACCTCGTTGTCCGCTTCCTGCGGGGTGAGGCCGTCGCGGTACAGCTGGAGCCGAAAGCTCGCGGCGGCCGGGTCGACCGCCACCCACTCCGGCCGCTCGGGGCCGCCGGCGGGAAGGTGCGGTGTGTCGAGCCAGGACCGCAGCGATGCGGACAGCTGGCCGTCGGTGAGGCGCTGCTGGGCGTGTTGCGGGTCGTGCCGCCACTCGTCGACGAGGTAGAGGCGCCGGTCCGCACCGAGCCCGAGGAGCAGGCCGGTGGAGGCGTTGGTGGTGCCGTAGTCGGTGCCGAGGGCGAGCATCCGCTGCATGGCGGGGAGCTGCGCCCAGGGGACGACGTGCCGGGTCGGGTCCCACATGTCGAAGACGGCGCCCTCGGCTGCGACCCACTCGCCGAGGATGAACCGCCTGAACCACAGGCCGGTGTACATCCGCCGGTACCGGTCCTTGATGACCGGGGAGAGGACGGGGTTGTCGTCGAGCTGGAAGTGCCAGACGCGCCAGTCGGCGAGCTTGCCGAGCCGGTCGAGGAACCGGCGCTTCACCCAGTGGGCGGGGGAGTCCGGGTTCGTGGTGCAGAAGATCTGCGATCCCTCGACCGAGCAGCGGCCGAGGAGCTGCTGGAAGAACTCCTCGCTGATGACGGTCAGCTCGTCCACGTACGCGCCCGCGCACGTGAGACCGCGGAGGACCTTCTCGGCCTTTGCGTCCGAGGCGCCCAGGACGTGGATGGTCCGGCCGAGGATGGTCGCCGTGGACGCCCCGTTGGTGTACTTCGTGAACTTCGCCAGAGGCCCGAAGAGACTCGGGTCCATCAGCGGGCCGAACACGTTGCGGTTCAGGGAGTCCCTGGTTCTGCCGACGACGACGAGCTCGCCGCCGCGGGGCGCCGTGGCAACGTAGATCAGCCAGCGGAGCAGCGAGACGATCGTCTTCCCGGACCGGATCGAACCCTCGGCAAGGTTGACGAACGCCGTGCTGTTGACGATGTAGTCGAGTTGCTTCCGGGACAGCGGGACGGGCATCTCACTGAGCATCACCGTCCCCCTCGTCTGCGGCCTGGTGCTCGTTCCACACCTGCGTCAGGCCGGACAGGACCTTGCCGAGCATCGACTTGGCGTCGTCCTCTCCGGTCTCGGTGACGGGCGGGACGAGGCGGAGGGACTGCGCGGCGGCGGTGGTCGCGGCGGACATCAGGGCTCGTTTGTCGGCGGCCGGCGGTTCCGGCATCTCCCGCTTCTCGAAGGTGTTGTCCTTGCCGCCGAAGTTGAAGACGGTCGCCGGTTCCCAGACCTGGGCGGAGAGGCGGAGTGCGTCGTCGGTGAGAGCCTCGGCGAGGATGGCGCGCTTCTCGGCGAGCTGCGCCATGCGGTGCTTGGTCGCCTTCTCGGTCTGCTCGGTGGTGAATTCCAGGCCGAGGCGTGCGGCGATGACGGACACGGTGCGGGTGCCGCGGCCCATGCGGCGGGCGATCTCGTTCCGGCCGAGGCCCTCGGCGTGGAGCTGGCGGACGGCTTCCTCGTCGGCCTCGCCGACTGGGATGTCGTTCTTCTTCAGGCCCACGGGTCACCTCCGGGCATGCGAAGGCCCGTCCGCACCACTCGCTGCGGACGGGCCGGTCGAAAGCGGTTGAGTCAGGCGGCCTTCCAGCCGGCGTCGAGGCACGACTGGGCGAACGCGTCGGCGCCGATCTGCCAGGCCCCTGCGCTGGCGTCGGCGCCTCGGGCGAGAGCCTTCGCGTTGGCGGCGATGCCGTTGGTGACGGACGTCGCGGCCCACTTGTTGACCTTGTTGGCGAGGTCGATGCGGGCCTGCTGGGTCTGTGCCGCCTTGTAGCCGGTGGCGAAGTCGTCGCAGGCGAAGGAGGCGTAGTCGTCGAGCTTGGTGGGGTCGGCGGGGCCTTCGTCGGCGCTGCCGCCGCATGCGGTGAGGGCGAACGCGAGGGTGGCGGTGGCGAGGAGGCTCGTGGTCCTGATGCGCATCGGGCCAGCCTGCCGGAGTGTGGGGGAGGCGTGGAGGGTGTTCACCGTGTCGTGATGTGCGGGGCACCCTCCCGCTCCTGGACCGAGACTCGCTCGCCCGGACCGGGTAATGGATGGCCCGGCCCTCCAGCCCTGTTCCGGGCACGCCGGAAGCGGCTCCAGGATGAGGCATGCACAGCGGTTTTGCAACTAGGTGCACAATCAGTCGGCCCCCGACGCGGAGGTGCCCCGCGCCCGGCAATTCGGGGCGGGGCGTTGGTCATCCCTTCCGCGGGGGCGGTGGGGGCGTCTTCTTCGCGGCGTCGGCGACGGCCTGGGACTGCTTGTTCCGCTGCCGGAGTTCGTCGATGGACATGGTGGTCTTGAACTCGCCCATGGGGACTCCTCAGGGGGTCTTGGCGACGGTGTGGTGGAGGCGCTCGGCCGGGTTGGTGACGGTGTGGCCCCACGGCCAACGGCGCACCCGCGCGTTGTTGTTGTCGCTCTGACCTGCGGCAACAACACCCTCAGGGGCGTCGGAAGCGGGGGAGGGGAGAGGTGGGAAGTCCTCTGCCTTCACGCCCGTGGAGGAGCCGCGACCCTTCATCCGGCAGGGGCCGATCGGGATCCCGGCCGCGCTGAGGGCCTCCCGTACGTGCGCGGGGGAGAGGCCCATGTGGTCGGCGAGGACCGCTAGATGAGCGTGAGGTGCGCCCACCTGGTGAAGCGCGGCCGCCAGGGCGCTGGCGTCGGGGAGGGGCTCCTCGGTGGATTCCGCTGTCGGCTCCTCGGCCGGGGCGCTGCCGGGCATCGGAAGGCGGAGGCCGAGAACGATCGCGGCGACAAGCCACCCGGCCGCGATGAGTCCGGTGATCTGGGTGGTCCAGGGCAGGCCCTTCGCGAAGCCGGCGGCGAGCAGAAGGCCGAGGAGCCGGACAGCTACTCCCCTGCGAAGCCACTCCCCCACGGCGCCGGCCAGGACGCTGGACCCGGTCCACACGGCGATCCAGACCCGCATGTCAGCCTCCCCACGAGGAGAGGAACGAGGCGATGACGTCGCTCGGGAGCGACCAGATCGCACCGTCGCCGGTGGTGGGGAAGACGAACCCGGCGATCACTCCGAGGGCGGCTCCGAAGGCGGGGGTGACGGAGGCGAACAGGAAGATGACGACGAGGAGCAGCGCGACGGCGCCGAGGCCGACGTCGCCGAACGGGCCGCCGGGGCCCTGGCCGACGCCGAGTCCGGACAGGCCGTCGCCGACGACCTGCTCGGGCCGGGCCCAGGTGCTGCCGGCGGCGGAGGCCGCGGTGGCGGCGATGAACCCGGTGTAGGCAGCGGGGCTGCCGGTGAGCTTCACGCGGCCGTTCCCACGAACGCCGAGAACGAGTGCGACGACGACGGCGAGAGCGACTCCTCCGGTGCCGAGGTGGCCGAGGGCTCCGCTGGCGGCGAGGGTGGTCACTGGACGGCTCCGGGGGTGTGGAGGGCGAGCGCGAGGAGGATGGTGGCGGAGGGGATGTGGGCGGCCCAGTCGGCTCCGTCGTGGACCTCCTGGACGGCGTCGTTCGGGACGAAGCGGAGGGCGAGGGCGCCAAGGCGCCAGGCTCCGACCCACAGGAAGAGACCGAAGCCGACGGCGCCGGGGTCGGCGTCCGTGAGGAGGGACTCCAGGAGCGGGCCGAGGCCGGTGAGGTAGTAGCCGGCGGCTCCGGCGGTTCCCCGGCGGAGGACCCACCAGCGGATGCGGGCCCGGCGGGGGCTGACGGGTGGGGGCGGGGCGGTGGGGCGGATGGTGACGTGGACGCCGGGCTGCTGCTCGGGCTCCGGGGCGGGGGCGCGGCGTACGGCCCACCAGGGATGCCGCTCCCCCGCCACCTCTTCGGCGGGGGGCGGCTGCTCGTCGGGCCCGTAGAGGTCGGTCCACCAGTCTGGGGTGGTCATCAGGCACCGACCTTGAGGGCGCGGAGGTAGCGGTCGACGGTCTCGGGCGGAACGGCGCGGCCCAGGGCCCGGCTGACGTACCGGGTGACGGTGTCCTTGTCGCGGATGTCGCTGTCCCACGCGGTCCGGACGGCGTCCTTCACGGTCAGGCCGCTGGCGGGGATGGGGAGGATGTCGGCGTCCGGACCGTCATTGGGCGCGTCCGGACCGTCCGGATCCGGGCCCGGATCGGTCCGGAGCGCCGCCTCTTCGGCGGCGGCCCGGCTTTCCACGCGGACGAGCTGGCGCCGGACCGCGCCCAGGGCGAGACGGCTGCCGACCTCCCCGCGCTTGATGGCGACCCACTGCTGAGTACGGGAGTCGAGCGGCGCGGACTGGTGGTCGAGGACGAGCGTGTACAGCCCCTTCGCGCCAGCGGACAGGACCGCGCCGATGATGCCGACCTTCAGCGAGTCGGCGACCCAGCCGTGGACACAGACCGCGGCCATGTCGGCGGCGAGGAAGACGTGGCCGGCCCGGCGCGGACGGCGGACGCGGGCGGGGTCGTAGCGGGCGAGCCACTCCAGAGCCATGCAGACGATCCAGCCGAGGGAGAAGCCGGTGGCGGCGGCGTAGGCGATGGGCTTGAGGACGTCGGTGCGGACGAGGAGGTCGCCGATGGAGGAGGTGGACCAGACGATGACGATGCCGAGGCCGATGGCGACGACGGCCAGGGCGCCGGTGAGGACGATGTGGTCCCAGTCCCGGGGCGGGACGGGTACCTCGACGGCGTACTCCTCGGCGACCAGGAGGGTCTCGCCGTCGATGGTGTGGGGGACGAGGCGCTCGCGGCGCTCGGTGCGAGTGCGCATCAGGCCGTGGCTCCCTCGACGATGAGACGGACGCGGGCGGCGTACATGGCGCGGGTGTCGTGCTCCAGGACCGGGGGGAGCGCCCGGAGGAGGTCGCGCATGACGCCGTTGGCGACACGGTCGTCGGCGTAGGCGTCGAGAACATAGCGGCGTGCGGCCTGCTCGAACGCGTTGTCGGTCATGGCGTCGTCGCGGCGGAAGCTGTCGAGGCGCTGGGCGATCCACTGGAGGCCGGCGCGGGTGCGGAGGGCGCGGCGGTCGTGGTTGTGGGCCTGGCGGAGGGCTTCGTCTTCCTGGGTGAGCTGGGTACGCTCGGGCATGCCTGCTCCTGGTAGCTCAGGGGTGGGCGCGCCCCGGCCGGGCCTTCACACACCGGCCGGGGCGACTTGTTGTGACGGATTGAGCGTATCGACTTCCTAGGCAAATGCCTAGTAGGTCAGGAAGAATGGTGCCCATGCCCGAGGTCGACGAAGGGGGGCCGGAGATGGTGTCGTTCCGCGAACTGGCGAGGCGGCTGGTCGAGGACGGGGTGGTTCCGTCCATGAGTAATCAGCGGGTGTCGCAGCTGGCCCGGACCGACCCGGACTTTCCGCCGGTGGTCAAGGTCGGGCGATCAAGTGCCGTCGACTACAGGGTGGCGCGGCCGTACTTCGCAACGCGGAAGAGTCGTCAGGGGCAGCGCACGGACCTGCGGCCGAAGGAGTAGCTCATGGCCCAAGGACACAAGCACTCGTCGGCGGACGTCGCCCCGGGCACCGTCACCCTGTGCGCCACCAGGGACATGCACGGCGGGATGAAGTGGGCTCACCTCCCTGTCGCCGAGCAGCTGTGGGCTGAGGAGGGGCTGCGCGAGGGGTTCCGTGCGCGGGTGCGGCGCGAGGTCGGCGACATGGCGGCGGCCGTCGAGGTGGTCGAGGAGCAGGCATGACGATCGGTATCGCCATCGCCGAGGCGCTGGACGCAGTCGGTGACGATGAGGCGTACGGCCGGGCTCGGACACATCTCCTTGAGGCCGATCGGCTCCTGCGGGAGGGAACGACAGCGGAGGCGTCACAGGCCTTGGACGCTGCGCTGCTGGAGCTGGACGCTTCCTGCCCGCTCTGACCCCCGAAGGCCCCCGTCCGGAGTTGTCCGGCGGGGGCCTCATGCTGTCCGGACACAGGTGAGCGCCCGCCTCTCGGGGGGATGAAGGCGGGCGCTCACCAGGCATTCCCCTGTCTGGACCGGTCCGGATGCAGTCCGGACAGTCCGGATCCAGGGTGGGGAGATGAGCGAGGAGCAGCCCCACGTCGTCGTGTACCCGCCCGATGACCAGGGCGGACGTCGAGTCCGGATCGACGGGGAGATCTCCGGGATGGCCCGGAGCCTGACGGACGTGGTCGAGTTCCTACGCCGGGCCGGCTGGCTCGATGCGGAGGAGTGGCCGCCGATCGAGTGGCGCGGCGGCGGCCCGGAAGTCTGGCACCAGTGAGTTGGTCCCGAGCCGCGACCTCAAGCCCTGTCAGACCTGTGCGGCACCATCCGCCCCATGGAACGATGCACCGTTTGTGGCGGCCCTGATGCCGTCACGTGGGGTTCGTGGAAGCCTTCGCCCGCGTGCGAGCGCTGCCACCGTGAGGCCGTGGACCAGCGGGCGACGCAGCTGTACGCGATGCCTACGTGCCTGTACCGGCTCTTCGACGTGTTCGGACGGCTCCTCTACGTCGGGATCAGCTCCGACCTAAAGCGCAGGTGGAAAGAGCACAGGAAGAAGCATTGGTGGTGGCCGCAGGTAGTTGAGCGGAGGGAGGAGTGGTTCGACGACCGGGGCAGCGCCTTCGAGGAGGAGCGTGCGACGGTCAGAACGGAACTTCCCCTGCACAACGCTGAGTCCTGGGGCGACATGACCGGAGGGCTGCACCCGCCTCTGCCAGCAGGTGTCCCCGAACGGCCGCCTACGCCTGAAGGTGAAGACTGGTTCGAGGACACTGTCGCAGCGTCGCACTACTGGCTGAGCCGCAATATCTGGAGGGCCCAGCTACGAGACGCAGCCCCGACGCCCGAAGAGCTGGCCGTGATTCTCGCTGGGCGCGGCTGAGCTGCTGGCCCGGTCATGCCGCGACGACCCCGGCCTCGGACCAGATCGCCCCGCACCCCTTACACCGGGCGACCGGGAGCGCGCCGGCCCCGCCGTACACCTCGATGGTCCCGCCGCAGGGGCACGGGTGCTTCGCCGTCAGCTCGCGCCGCTGGTCGGCGAGGTCGAGGACAGCCTCGACCCGGCCGATCGCGCCGGCCGCGACCCGTGCCAGGTGCTGCTCCTCGAGGGCGGACAGCGGACGGAACGGTCCGGACGATCCGCCCGCGCGTCCGGACAGCCACAGGGCGGCGCGGATCGCGGTCCGGCCGTGCTGCGGCTGCCACCGGCGAGGGTCGCAGGCGTCCCGGCGGGCGGCGTCGATGCGTCGGGCCCGGTCCTCCCAGACGAGGCGCTCGGCGCGGGTCGGGGCCGCGGCGGCGCGGGCGGGGGCGGGCGGCTGCTGCGGCGGGCGCTGCACGGAGCGGGCGATGCGGTCCGCGGTGTCGAGGAGCGCGGCCTCGACGGTCCGCATGGTGTCGTGGACGCGGAGGCTGATCGGGACGGGCCGGATGCCGAGCTGGTCGGGGGAGCGTTCCAGGGCGCGGAGGGCGGAGGCCTGCCACCGGTCGTACTCGGCCTGCTCGGCGTCGTGCCGGTCGAGGCCGGCGATGTAGTCGCGGAGCTGGGGCGGGGGCCATGCGTGCTGGGTGCGGTCGCCGAGGGCGTCGGTGAGGTCGGGCCAGAGGCGGGCGATGGTCTGGAGCTGCTGGGTGGTGGTGCGGGTGTCGCTCATGGTGCGCTCCGGGGTGCTGGTGGGGCGTACGGTGGTGGCGCCGTGTGGGGCGTGCCCGTGGGTCTTGGCGGACTGGGCGCGCCCCTTCGTGCTGTGGTCAGGCGAGGCTGTCGAGGAACTCGGCGCGCACTCGGTTGTGCCGGGCGTCCGCGAGCGCGTTGTGCACTCCGGCCGGCTGCTCCGGCAGCCGCGGGTTGCCGAGCCGCTCGCACTCCTGCCGCAGATCGTTCGTCCACATCGGGACCCCGGTCGGCAGGTCGATCATCGGGCCGAAGAGCTGCGCGAGGGCGACGTGGTCGTAGGCGCCGTACCAGGCCCAGAGCTGCGGGTCGGGGGTGTCCTGGATGAAGCGGCGGACCTGGGCGGCGATGACGGCGCGCCGCTTCACGACCGGGTCGCCGTAGTCGAACAGCCAGGCCTTCGGCAGGTGGTTCCGTCGGTCGCCGTGGCCGTGGGGAAGACTCGGGACGACGTGCTTCATGAGCCAGTCGTGGCGGCGGATGCGTCGTACGGGCATCTCGCGGTTGACTGCGTACAGCTCGCGCCCGTCTTCGGCGACCATGCCGATGCTGATGAGGTCGATGGTGCGGCCGTTCTCGATGAACTCGGTGTCGTAGTAGATCCGCATGGTCAGTTCTCCTTCGCGGTGGTCGGGCAGGCGGGGCAGCTGTGGCTGAAGGTGCAGGTGCAGATCGGTTCACCGTGCTCGTCGAGGAGCGGCCCCTGGTCGTCATCGAGGGCGACGCGGATGCGGGTGGCGACCTCGGTGCCGGGTGCCCGCCAGCTCGGGGTGGCGATGTCGGCGACGAAGGCCCGGACGCGGTGGATGGCGCTCTTGGCGGCGTCCCGCTCGGCAGTGCGGCGGAGCTCCGCGTCCCGCGCGCCCTGGCCGAGCTCTTTCCAGAAGTCGCGGTCCTGTTCGACTTCGCGGATTGCGTCCTCGGCGGCGATCCGCTTCTGGATGTCGGCTGAGCGGGCACGCGCGAGACCGAGCCGGTCGCGGGCGAGGTGCTCGATGTCGGCCGTCATCCCGCGGATGGTCTCGGCGAGGAGCCCGGCCTCGGCCGGGGTGAGCCGGTCGAGGTGGCCGATCGCAATGCGGTCGAGGCGGCCGGCGAGAACGGCGGCGACTTCGCGGCGGGCCGCGCGGGCGGCGGTGGCGCGGGTCACGGCGCGTGTCCTTCCCGTGTTCCGGCGTCGGCCGTGGGCGCCAGTACGCACCGGGACGGCTCGGCAACCAGCCACCCGGTGCCCGGCATGTCGCAGGCCGTCTCGGCCGGGTGCCGGTCGACGTACACGAAGAGCTGCTGCACGGCCTCCATGTGGGCGTCGCACACCAGGGAGAAGTCGGCGGACCCGGGGGTGAGGTGCCAGGCGATGTGCCACACGGCGGGCGCCGCGCATTGTGCTGCCCCGGGGTTGGGGACGACGGCGCACTGAACGAGGCCGCGGGGGGACACCGGCGTGAGGGTGGGGAAGGGGCTGATCACGTCGCCCTCCTGGTGGCTGCGAGGGCGCAGGGCCGGCGGTAGGTGTGGCCCTCGGCGCACTGGGTGGGGCATTCGGCGTGCCAGCCGCGGCAGGCGTGGGAGGCGACGATCCGCGCGCGGTCGCGGAGGCTCGGGCGGAGGACGGGCAGGCCGACGCGGAGTTGGGCGCGCTGGCGTCGGCTGCCGAAGGGCTGCTCGCAGACGAAGGACCTGAGCACACCCGCGCGGTGGGCCCAGTGGCGCCAGCGTTGGCGGCGGGTGTGGTGCCGGGCGGCGGGGTGGCCGAGGAGGACGGCGGTGCCGAGGGCGACCAGGGCGACGAGGACGACTGTTAGGAGCAGGGTCATCGCTCGTCCTTTCCGGCCAGGAGGCGGAGCCGGTCGAGCGCGGCCTGGTCTACGTCGGTGAAGCCGTCGCCGAGGGACATCTCCTCGGCGGCCTCGTCGAGGGCGAAGTAGTGGAGGAACTTCCGCTCGGAGGCGGTCAGCAGCGCCTCGTCGGTGTCGTGTGCTTCGGCCGGCTGCCCGACAGCGGGGGCGGGCTGGGGCACGTAGTTCATGCCGCGCCAGCTGATGACCTGGCCGTCGCTGCTGGCGAAGATTTCGGGGCCGAGGACGGTGGTGTCGCCGTCCTGGCGCGGGTACTGCCCGCTGTCCGACGCTGCGGGGGCGGTGGTCGTGGCGAGGCGGTCGATCCGAATTCCGGTCAGGGGCACGGGCCGATAGGCGCGCTCGGAGGCAGCCTCCCAGCCGGTGCCGTCCTGTCCGGTGGTCTGGCGGGCGGCGGCCGTGCGGGCGGCGTCCCGGATCCCGGCGACCACCTCCTCGACGCGGTCGGGCGGGACGAGGCAGCCCTTGGGCGTGGTCTTGAGCCAGACGTCGCCGTCGAGTTCGACGGCGGCGAGGCGGTCGCCGGTGGTGGGGTTGCGGTACTCGAAGGTCATGCTCGGCTCCTCGTGGTGGGTACGGTGTGGGCCAGGGCCGCCCCCGATAGCTGCGGGGGCGGCCTGCTGCGTGTTCAGAGGTGACGGGCGATCTCGGTCCCGACGCCCTCCACGAGCGCCAGGCGCATCTCCTCGGGCATGCCGGGGTCGAACGCGAAGTGGATGCGGGCGAACGGCCGGCTGTCGCCGTCGAGGGTGATCTGGCCGTCGTAGGGGACGAGCCCGTCGGCGCCGAGGGCGACGGCCCATTCGGACACGTTGGTCGCGCCGGTGATCAAGTCGTAGATGCTGTGCTGGGCGGCGTCGTGCGTCTCGTCGGTGAAGTCGCCCCACTCGACGTTCCCGTCGGGGGTGACCATTCGGTCTTCCATCGCCTCGCCGACGCCGACGTAGTCGGGGTCCTCGGTGAGGGTGGCGTGCTGTCGGGCGGCTTCGGCGCGGAGGTCGTCGTCGGTGTACGGGCGCTCGGTCATGGGGTTCTCCTTCGTGGTGGGCGGCTCGGTACGGTGGGGGTGGCCGCCCCGATAGCCCCGGGGCGGCCGGCTTGCGTGCGGGGTCAGGCCTGTGCGGCGTCCCAGGCGCCGACGTGGTCGTGCTCGGCCTCGGGCCGGTCCACCGGGCAGCCGGGGCAGTAGTCCCGGCCCTCCACGTCCGTCCACCCGTCCTCGGCGAGGTCCCGGTGGTGGCGGGCGGCCTGGTCGTCGGAGCGCTGGAAGTGCATGGTGAGCGCGTAGGACGGGCAGTCCTCGCAGTCGCAGGTGGTCTGGGTGCTGGCTTCACGGATGCTGCGCATGGTGCTGCTCCTGTCGGTGGGTATGGTGGTGGTCGGGCCGCCCGCCGTATCCCTGCGGGCGGTCCTTCTACGTGATCAGGTGAGCGGAATCGTGCTGCCGGTTGCCCGGAGTCGACGGTCGGCTGCAGCGTTGGCCCAGCGGCATTGGTCACACGGCTTCTCACCGTTGCGGCGGTGCTTGTGGTAGCCGCTGCGAGTGCCGCATCCAGTTGGTCCGACGCGGCGTGGCTGGTACCCGGGGCGGGCGCTGCGCCGCTGGGCGGCATCCACGCGGGCGGCCTCGCGGCAGGCGTTACAAGGGGTTTCGCCGTGGCGGCGGTGGCGCTGGTAGGCGGCCTGTGTGCCGCATGAAGCGAGTTGGCGGGACACGATCTCCTCCTGGGTGTGGTGAAACGGGCAGGTCAGGTGGTAGGGGTCTGCTGCGCCTTGAACGCCTTGGTGCGGGCCTGGTGGACGTCGCTCCGGCGCGGCCGGGTACCGCCATGGCTGGTGCAGAGCGCAGCAGGCGCAGAGCCGCAGGCCGGGCAGGCCACAGCGAGCGCGGGCAGAGAAGTGGGCGGCGTGTCGGCACGGTCGGGCATCGGGAGCTCCTGGGGTTCGGCGAGGGCGAGTTGGCCGCCAGCCTCGACCGCGGCCCGCCTGGTGGCGGCGGCGGTCTGTCGGTGGTGGTCGCGGTCGTAGTGGAGGTGGCAGCCCTGGCACATGGCCCGGAGGTTGCCGGGGTCGCAGTTCTCCGGGGTGTGGTCGAGGTGCGCGACGGTGAGCACAACTCGGGAGCCGGTGCCGTACGCGGTGCCGCCGTTGTGGTTGGGGCAGCGCCCGGTGTGGGTGCCGCGCCCGCACTCGCCGAGGCACTCGCAGCGGCCGGCGGCGCGATCGGTGCGGATGCTGAGGCTGATGACGGGCCAGTCAGCCGGGTAGCGGTTGCGGTTCTCAGGCCGGATCGGCATCGGCGCTGCTCCCCTCGCCCAGGGCAGGCCGCGGCTCGATCGTGGTGATCGTGGTCCGGCAGACGACGCGCGCCGACCAGCCGCCGCTCTCCTCCGCGGACGCGCACCACTCCAGCGCCGCGGACCGGGAGCAGTTGGGGGAGAACACCGCCCACTGCCCGGGTTTGTTCTCGATCTCGACGTCCCAGGCGACGGCCGGCGGCCGGGCTTGGTCGAGCGCGCCAGGCGGAAGGACCTCGGCGCCGATGTACGCGGCGACGGCGACCGTGAGCGCTCCGACGAGGTCGGGCGTGGTGTCCGGGTTGCCGAGCCGGATCGGGGTGTCGCGGAGCGCCCGGGCGATGACCTGGGCGAGCGGGCCGAGTTCGGCGAGGTCCGGATCCGTCCGGACGCGGTCGGGGCGGGTCATGCCGCGTCGCCCTGAGCAGGGCGGACCGGCTGCGGACGCTTCCGGATCGTCGCGGACGCCGGATCCGCCGTCCGGACCGTCGCCCGCAGCCCCGGCGACACCCGGAACCGCACGTCGGTGTTCGCGGGCACGGTCACCGGCTGCCCGGTCTGGGGGTTCCTCGCGGTGCGGGCGGCCCGCTCGATCGGCAGGAAGGTGCCGAAGTTCGTGATGGCCACCGGGTGGCCCCCGGCCACGGCGCGGGCGATCACGTCGAACACGGCCTGAACGATGCGCCGGCCGTCAGTGTTCGAGACGTCCAGCTCGGTGGCGACGGCTTCAGCGAGGGCCACGGTGTTGAGACGGGTGGTCGGGATGGCGATGTTCATGGGCTTCTCCTGTGCGCGAGGTCTGGTGGAACCGGGTGGGCGGCGGGCCGGGTGGCGGGTGTCTGGGTGTTCTGGGTGGGTGGTTCAGGCGGCGTCGTGTTGGAGGCAGGTGGTGTATCCGCGGTCGAGGCGGTAGCCGTGGAGGGGCTCGTTGCAGACGGTGCAGAGGGGGGTTTCGGGGGTGGTGTTTTTCTCGTCCTCCCCCTCACCTCCCCCCTCCCTAGAGGGGGAGCGGGGGGAGGGAGGTTTTGTTGGGCCATCCCCCGGACCTCCCCCGGGCTGTGGGGGGATGCTTGACCTGGGGTTTTCCTCGAACTCCCCCGGGGTCCCCCCAAGATCACGGGGAGAAGGGGTTTCAAGATCGCGGGGGAGGTTCGGGGGGAGGTCATTTCGGGCATTCCGAGGGTCGTCGAACGTGTTCCGCGTCTTGCGGGTCTTGACGGCCTCTTCGATCTTCGACTTGCGCATCTGGATGTCGGATTCGGCGCACCACTTGATGACGCGGGGGCTGCCCCAGGCGAGGGGGATGTCGGCCCGGTCGAGGATCTGGACGAGCCACTCGGGGCTGCCGTGCGCGGGCCCGGTGGGGGCCAGGGACTCCAGGACGACGGAGGTGACTGGCCGGCCGTCGGGCTTCTGCTCGCCGTCGAGGGTGACGACCTTGAGGCCGAACTGGAGGTCGGAGCCTTCCTCGTCGTCCTTCTGCTTCCCGACCTTCATCGTGACGATGATGTTGGAGGCGTTGTCGCCCTTCTTCGAGACGTGGAACTCGGACTGGAGGGCGCCCTTGGCGGCGGAGGCGCCGCGGCCGTGTTCGCCGATGTGGCCGGTGTGGTGGATGACGAGGACGCAGGCCTCGGTGGCGCGGCGGAGGTCGTCCAGGCGCTCGACGACGATGCCCAACTCCGTGTTGGAGTTCTCCTCGACGCCGACGGACACGCGGGCCTGGGTGTCGATGATGATGAGCGCGGGCTCCAGGCGGCGCATGGCCTCGATGAAGGTGTCCCACTCGGGCCCGCGGGTCTGGACGGGGCGGGGCATGAAGAGGACGTGGTCCATCTTCATGCCGTGGTGCTTCTCCCAGGCGCGGACGCGCTTGCGGATGCCGCGGGCGCCTTCGGCGACGAGGTAGACGACGGTTCCCTGCCGGACGTGGTGGCCGTGCCAGGGCTTGCCGGTGCCGACGTGGGCGGCGATGTCGATGACGACGAAGCTCTTCATGTGCCCGGACGGGCCGATGATCCGGGCGAGGCTGTCGAGGTGGAGGAGGTCGCCGACGAGGGGCTCCAGGACGGGCATGTTGTCGAGGCTGGAGGCGTCGAGGAGTTCGGCGAGGAGCGCGTCGACGGGGTCGCCGGAGCGGCCGGCGGCGCGTTCCTTCTGCCGGGTGAGGTAGGCGTCGATGAAGGTGACGCTGACGCCGGGTTCGGCGTCGGGAGCGGTGGCGGCCTGCACGATGCGGCGGCCCAGGTCGGCCTCGTCGCGAAGTTCGGCGCGGGCGTGGACCTTGTCGGCGTAGTACAGGGGGTCGCCGCTGAGGTACTGAGAGAGGCCCGTGACGTAGCCGTAGCCGCCTGCGCGCTGGGTGTCCTTGCGCCTGTCCAGGGAGAGGAGGACGGCGGCCGGGGCGGTGGGCTCTCCGGCGTCGTGCAGGCCAGTGATGACGTCCCAGACCAGTTCGTGGCCCGGCTGGGAGAAGTCACCGCGCTGGAAGCCAGCCGCGCGGAGGGCGTCGACGTGACGGGCGTTGTTCATGCAGTCGCCGAGGACGTACCGCTCGGCGTCGAGGTGTTCGGGTCCGAGGTCCGCCTGATCGCGCGGGTTCATGTGGCGGACGTTCTCCACTGGGCGGTCTCCTCAGAAAAGAGTGGTCGGCTCGGCAGGTGGGCAGCGGTGTTCGGTGACGTGCGGGTGGCCGCAGGTCGGTGGGTGGCTGGCGGTGATCCAGCGGAGCCGGGGCGGACTGTGGGTGGAGGCCCGGTACAGGCACCAGATGAGCCGGTTGGGCTCTCGTGCGGCGTCTTGTTCGGCCGGGCTGAGCGGGGTGAGGTCCGCGGTGACGTGGAGGGCGGCGGTGGTGCCGACCCACTGGGTGAGGGCGGGGGCCGCGCACGACGGGCACCGGGAGTCGGCGGCGCCCGTCGCGCGCGGCCGGCTCATCAGGCCGGGGTGCCGTTCATGATCGGCTGGTCGATCTGCTCGCCGATCGTCTTGACGACGTCCTGGAAGGCGGTGCGCAGGATGTCGCCGGGCCGCTCCAGCTTGTAGCCGAGGGTCAGGCCGCCGTCCCGGTTGAGGCGGTAGCGGAAGCGGGCGGTGAGCCGGTAGCCCTCGGAGCCTTCGAACGGGACGAGGCCGATGGTGAAGACCTCGGGGATGGTGAGCTGGCCCTTCTGCCCGGCCTTCGCGGTGACGGTCTCGACGAACGCGAACTGCCTCTGTCCGCTGGAGAGTCGGGTGGAGGACTGGAACTCGGCCTTCGTGGCGCCCTGGATCGACTGGGCGATCTCCAGCATTTCGGCGGCGGACGGCTCCAGGAGCTCGGGGAGGTGGTCCTCGAGGAACTCGGCGAACGCCTCCTGTCCCATCAGCTGGCCGTCGTTCCTCAGCCACTGGTCCCACGCGTCGGTCTTGCGGAGGGAGAGGGTGAGCCGGTGGCCGGACCAGCGGGCCGTGGTGGCGGTGTGGGCGTCGAGGACGGCGGTGACGGTGAGCCGGTCGGCGTCGGCGTAGACCTCGGTGTCGCTGTCCGAGTGCTTGTCGAAGTAGGCGGCGAAGCTGACCGCGTCGCGGACGGTGGTGCTGCCGACCTTCCGCTCCGGGATGCCGGTGTGCTCGGGCGTGGTGAGGTCGACGGTGCGGAAGCCGTCGGCGGTGCGGACGACGTGGTACTTGCCGACCTCCAGGGCGACCGGGGCGGCGGCCTGCTGCGCGAAGGCGATGAGGGTGCGGGCGTTGTCGGTGGTGTCGATGCTCATGGGTGTCAGGCCTTCTTGAAGTCGGTGGTGGTCGGGGCGGTGCGGAAGTCCATGGCGAGCTGGCGGGGGTCCTCGCGGACGGGGAGGCCCTCGTCGTCGAGGAAGTACAGGGACTTCACCGGGGTGGGCTTCGGGGCCTTGACGGAGGACTCGACGCCGATCGGCATCGGCGCGGACTCGACGCCGTTGGCCGGCGGGTCGACGACGATCGTGATGGTCATCGAGCCCTTCTTGCCGTGGGCGCGGACGGCTCCGAGGAGGGCGTGGAACTCCTGGCTCAGTTCCTCGTCGGTGCGGCCGTTGAGGTGGCTGCCGAGGAAGGCGGCGACGGGGGCCTGCTCGCGGGTCTCGGTGTCGTTCTCGGTGCTCATGCGGCGGGTGCTCCTTGCTGGTTGTGGTGCTGGTGCTTCGCTCGGATGGTCTGGACGAAGGCGGTGACGGCGGCAGCGCCGACGACGGGGCCCTCGGTGGTGCGGCAGGTGAGGCACTCGTAGCGAGCGCGGGGTGGCTGGACCCAGGTGCCGTTCTTCAGCTGCTTTCCGCAGTCGATGAACAGGGCGCCGGCCACCTGCTGCCGGGAGCCGGTCATGCGGCCGACGCCCGGTCCCTCATGCGGTAGCGGTGGTGCAGGTGGTACCGCTGGACCGGGGTGAGGCGGCCCCGGATGCCGTAGCGGTTGTCGTGCCGTTTGCCGCCCTCGTCGGTCATGGCGTCGTCCAGGCAGCTCTTCAGGACGGGGCAGCCGTCGCAGATGCTCCTGGCGTAGGCGATGCCCCTCTTGTCGCTGGGGTCGGGGAACATGGCGTCGGGGTCGACCCCCTGGCAGGCGGCGAGCGCCCGCCAGTTGACCGCCTGAGCCGTGCTGATCCCGCGGGTCTCGCTCATGCGGCGCTCCCGAAGATTGCGGCAAGCTGGGTGGCGAGTTCCTCGCGCATGGGCTGGTCCTCGACGTGGTCGGGGTGGACGCATCGCGGGGTGCCGCATCCGGCCTGGACTTTGCCGACGGGCGCCCGGTCGTACTTCTGGCGGAACGCGTACCGGGCCACGCTGATCGACCCGCCCGCGACGGTCTTGATGTGGTAGTCCGAGGTGGGCCACACGAGGTGTCCGTCCTCGGTGGGCACCGCGCGGCGACGGAACGTCTCGTCGAGCGGCTCGGGCTTCGTCCCGGGACGGTGCGGAGGGATCCCGAGACGCTCCCGCAGCACCCCCACGCGCTGACTGTCGGTGCGCAGTTGACGGGCGACGCTGCTCTGGGAATGGCCGTCGCGCAGCAGGGCGACGATGACCTCGTCCGGCACGGGGGCGACGGGGCGCGGTCCGTTGTAGGCCGCGGTCCGGCCCGGGGTGCCGAGGTCGATGACGTGGGCGGGGGCGACGCAGTCCGCCTGGCCACAGCCGGGGGCCGTCTTGCTGCCGGGGGCCGTGCCGTGGTGGATCTCGTAGGCGGCGCGGCGAGCGGACCACTGCCGGCCGTTCCAGCGGAAGCACGGGAGGTTCTCGTTGTTGACGGACCCCGTCCAGCGCATGTGGCCGTCGCCGGTCTCCTCGCAGTGGGAGAGGAACGCGGCCTGGAGAGACTCGGCGGGCTTCCTGCCGCGCCTGTACGTCGGGAGGCCGAGCGCGCGGCGGGTGGTGGCCACTTCGCGCGTGTCGGTGTGCAGCATCCGGCCGATGGCCGAGTCGGAGTGTCCGGCGTGGAGGAGGTCAGCGACGTCCTGGCGGATCTTCATGCCGCCACCCCCAGCGTCAGCTCCGGCCAGCGCACGGAGTCGAGGGCCCGGGAATGCGAGAGCGGGACTTCGGCGAGGGGGTGTCCGAGGTGGTGCAGGCCCATCGCCAGGAGCACGTAGGCGTCGGCTTCGTCGTACTTGTGCCGCCCTTCACACTCGACGCCGTACCGCTCGCGGACAGCGTCGCGGACGACGGCCTTCAGGGGCTCGCCGCGCAGCCGGGTTCCGGCCTCGTCCTTCGGGGCCGCGGTCCCGACCGCGTACATGATCCGGTGGTCCGGGTTCACGACGGCGTAAGGGATGTCCCGCTTCCACAGGTCGTGGCGGACCATCCACCGCATCGCAGACAGGGCGTCCGCGCCCTGGTTGTTCTTCGAGAAGGCGGCGCCCTCGATGACGACGAAGTCGGCCGAGCGGACGAACGAAGCGATGCCGGCGAGCTGCTGAGCGAACCGGCCGTGCTGGTTCTGGCCCTTGGCGTGGACGTGGTCGGTCCAGCCGTCTCCGGCGATACCGGTGGTGCCCATGGCGACGTCGAGCCCGATCACGAGGGGCTTGGTGCCCGCGGCCGGGAGGCGGGTCATCCCGGCCGCGGGGGTCTCGGTGGTGGTCACGCGATCACCCGGATTTCGGAGATGCCGGAGTTCGCGGCCTGGAGGGCGGCGAGCCGGTCGTGCAGGTCGCGGCTGGCGCGCTTCTCCTGGGCGAGCTGGCGACGGAGCTCGGCGGTCTGTGCGTCGTCGACGACCTGCTTGCGCAGCTGAGAGATCGTCTCGGCCTGCGTCTTGAGCTGCTTCTCGAGCTCGAGGACGTGGGCGACGTCGCCGCGGGAGCGGGCGAGCGCGTGGGCGTGGTCCTCGGTGGCGGCGAGGTTGGTCTCCAGCTCGCGGATGCGGGCGTCCTTGGCGGTGGCCTTCGCGGCGGCCGCGCGGAGGGCGTCGTTCGCGGCGCGGAGCCTGCGGGAGGAGGTGAACATCAGCGGGGGTCTCCGTTCTGCTGACGGGGGATGAGCGGCCACTCGGGCGCGCAGTACGCGTCCGGCGTGGTCTTGCGGAGGTGGGCCTGAAGGCCGGCGGCCTGCTCGGCGGCCCACCCGACCTGCGCCGTGTGCAGCTCCTCGAGCGAGAGTGCGGCGAGCGCGGGGCGGGTGGCGCCGATGCGCCAGGCGACGCGGCAGGCGGCGATGGCGTCCGCGTCGGAGGTGTGCGCGGCGTCGAGGGGGACCTCGTAGTGGTCGCACAGGGCGGTCAGGGTGCGCTTCCCGCGCCGGTATCGGTCGACGTGCTTGTCCAGGACGAGCGGGTCGATGACGGGGCCGTCCGGGAGCGGCGGGAGGCCGTACCGGGCGGCCTCGCGGTCGAGGAGGGTGAGGTCGTAGCGGGCGTTCATCGCGACGATCGGGATGCCGGACGCGATGACCTGCCCGAGCGCGGCGAGGATGTCGGCGACGACCTCGGCCGCCGGCTTGCCCTCGGCGCGGGCCTTCTCCGTCGAGATGCCGTGGACCTTCGCGGCGCCCTCGGGGATGTCGATGCCGGGGTCGGCGAGCCAGTTCACGGGCACGACGGGCTGTCCGCCGCCGCACTGCACCACGGTGGCGGTGACAATGCGGTCGACCTCGACGTCTACGCCTGTGGTCTCCAGGTCGAAGCCGCACATGCGGTCCAGGTGCCAGCTCACTGGCCACCGCCCGTGCGCTCGGCGTAGATCCGGCGGCCGAGACTGTCGAGGGTCTCCTGCTCGCCGGTCTCGTTGACGACCTTCTGGCCCAGCATTCGGAGGTTGCCGAGCTCGTAGCCGATCTGCTGGAGGCGGCCCTGCGAGGTTTTCGGGTCGAGGATCTCGTCGCGGTACGAATCCGCCGACCGCGCCGGGGCCTCGATGCCCCGCTCGATACGGTCCGCGTCCGGGTCCCGGTCGTTCGTCGGGATGAGGCCGCCGTTCAGCAGCAGGTTCCGCAGCGCGACGGTCTGGGCCTTCGTCGTCGACTTGTCCGAGGTATCGAGGGCCTCGCCCGCGGTCTGGGCGACGATGACGTCACCCTTCGGGCCGACGATGTGCCACGTGATGACGACGGAGCACTCGCGCATGGTGCTGCCGGACTTGGTCTGCTTGGAGCCGTACGTCGCCTCCGTCTTGAAGGGGATGACGTTCACGCCGTGCTTGATGGTGATCGGGCCGAAGTACTGCACGACGGTGTCGGCGGCGCGGTACTTGTAGCGGGTGCCACGCTCGTTGTAATCGCCGTCCTTGCCGATCGCGCGGATCTCCTTGCGGACCCGGATCCACGCGAGGTGAACGGGGATCATCTCCGGGTCGTCGTCGCCCGGCTCGTAGTCGGCCATCGGGTCGGCGGCCGGGAACTGCTCGACGAACTCCGGCGGCAGGCTCAGATCGTCCTGCTCCTCGGCGGCGGCGCGGCCGGCGGCGGCCGCGGCGCGCTCCTGGATCGTGCTCATGCTGCGTGCTCCTCACGGACAGAGCGGGGGATGTTCAGGCGGCGGGACACCCGGTCCTCGACGCAGTCGGCGTACGCGTCCGGCCAGCGCTCGGCGAGCCGCTTCACGTCGCAGTGCTCGCGCGACTGCTCGTCGAGTGACACGTGGCGGACGCCGAGGACGGTCGCCGATTCAGCGCTGCCGAGGCCGGACAGGATCCGGGCCTTCGCCGCCTTCTTCCGGCGGTCGGCCGCGGCGTAGTCGGCGTGGGCGTCGAGGTAGTCCGCGACGGCGTCCTGGGTGTCGACGTCGCGGGTGATGTCGATCTCGCCCTCACGGTCGGCGTACAGCCGGTCGTACAGGTCGAGGAGGACGTCCGGGTCGGCATCGCCCGGTACGGACGGCGGGCGCCGGTCGGTGATCTGCTGCCAGGCGAGCGCGCCAGCGGCGCGGAGGTCGGCGATCAGGTCGGCGTGGTCGGAGACCCGGACGACGAACTGCCGGTAGTCGTTCCCGCCGATGAGGACGGCGGCGTGGACGTGGTCGAAGCCGCAGACGTCGGCCTGCCAGAGGGTCTGGACGAGGACGTCGTCGGCGACGCCGCGCCGGAACTGCCCGGCCTTCATCTTGTCGCGGCACTTGATCTCTACCGCGCACTTCTCGCGGCCGTCGGCGAGCGGGCACTCCAGGACGCGGCGGTCGAGGGTGCACATCTGCCACGGGCGGTCGACGTTCTGGACGAGGCCGACGCGGCGGACTACGGAGCGGTTGCGGCGGGCCCACTCGCGGGCGACGGTCTCCTCGAACGCCCGGCCCCAGAGGGCGGGTTCGGAGTCATCGCCGTCGATCGGGAGGCCGCCGGTCTTGTCGTGGTAGACGGAGAGGGCGTTGCCGTAGCGGCTGATGCCGAGGATGGCGGCGATGTCGCTGGAGCCGAGCCCGTTGCGGCGGGCGTGGAGCCAGACGTCGCGGTCGGCGTCGGCGGGGAGGATGAGGCGGCCGGTGGGGGTGACCCTGCGGCCGGCGGCCGGGGCCGTGGTGGCCCCAGCCTGCGCGGTCGTCGTCATGCAGCGCTCCTCAGGTTCAGCAACCGCTCGGTGTACGTACGGCGCTTCGTGATCTCGTTGTCGTGGGCGATGAGGGCCCCGCGGGCGGCCAGCGCCTTCAGGTCCTTCCGGGCCGTGTTCCGGCCCGTGGACGGCCAGGGGCTGCGGTCGTAGGCCTGCTCGGCCCGGATCGCGGTCCAGATGCCGCGCCGGGTGCGGATCTCGGCGAGGAGCCAGTCCCGGCGGGCGCCGATCAAGTCAGCCACGGGGCACCTCCGTCATCGAGTGGTGCTCCCAGGCCGGTACGAAGGTGTCGAGCGACGCGTCCGGCCTCGTCCGGCCGAACCCGGTGCCGCACTGGCAGGAGCCGATCAGCTCGCAGTCGCCGTACTCGACGATCAGGGCGTGGCCGCCGGCCAACGACTCCTGGAAGTCCGGGTTCGGGGCCGGGTCGTGGGGCTCCCTGTCGGCGCGGGCCAGCACCTCGGCGGCGCTGACGGGCCCGAAGCCAACGTGCTGGAGTGCGCGGAGAATCTCTTCGCGTGCGGTCCTCATGCGGCACCGCCGATCTCGCCACGCTGGCGCGGCATCGACACCGACCGGCGGCCCGCGTCGAAGCGGGTCAGCCTCTCAGCCAGCGTGTTCAGCTCACCGAGGAGCCGGAGCGTGTGCGTCTTGTCGATCGGGACCTGCGCCGTGTCCATCCCGGCGGCGTCCTCGACGGCCTCGACGGCCGCGTCCAGGGCGCCTTCGACGGTGCGCGGCCGGGCGACGACCTCGGCCAGCTCGTCGAGCGCGCTGACGATCGCATCGCGGGCGTCCGGGTCGGACCAGGACGCGACGAGCTGGACGAGGGTGTCGAGGCGGATCCGGTCGGCGCGGAGGAACCCGGCGAGCCAGTCCGCGCGGGAGGAGAAGGACAGGTCGGGGTTCGTGGACTCGTTGCTCACAGGGCGCTCCCGGCGGTCGCGGTCGTGGTCTGGAGGGGGAGGGCAGGGCGCACGGCGCCGCGGCTGAGCTTGTCGGCCATCCGCCAGACGGCCTCGGCCTTCGCCCTGGCCTCGCGGTTGGATTCGCCGTACTCGCGGGCCTTCTTGCCGAGCCAGGCGACGATTTGGGCGTCGCGGTCGGCGATGGCGGTAGCCCGTTCGGCCTCCAGCTCGGCGATGCGGTCCCGCTGGACCCGCAGTGCCTTGACCGCGTCGTCCAGGGCCTCGTTCGTCGAGTGCCGCTCCGCCTCCAGCTCGGCCACGTGCTTCTTCAGGGCGGCGGTGTCGAACGTGTACGCCCGCTCGACCTCGTCCACTCGGGCCGTCAGCCGCGAGACCTGAACGGACCAGTCCGAATCGCGCGCAACCAGCCACTGCACCGCCGGGAGCAACGAGACGCCCAACTCGAACGGCACCTGCCGCGGACCGTCCATCGGCGCCCGCTCCGTACGAAGCGCCAGACCCTCGATCCGGCGTCGGACCAGCTCGGCCGCCGACTCCGGCGACTGCAGCAGACACGCCGACTCCAGAGCCACAGCGATGCCCGCAGCCGTCACCCGGTTCTTCATCGCGGCGAGGATCACACCCTCCGCCGCCGCCACACGCTTCGCGTTCACGCCGCACGCTCCGACGACGTCGCCAGACGCTCCAGCAGCGCGACGGCCTCGTCCGCCGACCGGCCGGCCACGTCGCCCCACTCGTCGACGTGGGCCTGGAGGCTGAAGATGTCGCCGTAGTAGGGGCCGCCGTCGATCGACAGGGCCACGTAGCCGATCGCCGTGTCGCCGAGCCGCGACTCACCGTGCGGGTCTCCGGTCGCCGCGCACCTCAGTGCGGCCACGATGCTCATCGGCCGCATGAAGTGCGGGATGCACATCTCCCGGTCTCGGAAGTCCGGCACGAAATCGCCCTGCCACAGGCCGTTTGCCTGGAGGATGCGAGCCGCGCCGAGCAGGACGGCCGGGACGGTGGCCGGTCGGGCCGGTGCGAGGAGGACGAGGACCGGGCGCCGGTCCCCGGAGGGGAGATTGGTCGGTAGGGTGATGCTCACGGGTCCACTCCGTTTCAGTGGGTTCGAGGGGTCGCAGGCGGACCGGCCAGGGTCCGAGCGGCCCCGTTTTCGTTGGTCAGGCGGCGCGAGGCGCCGGGGCGACCGGGGCGGTGCTGCGGGGGCGAGCCGAGGCGAAGACCGCCCGGATCTGCTCGCGCTGCTCGGCGCGGAGCGGGGGAGCCGCGTCCACGACCTCCATCAGCGCGGCAACGGCGGCCGCTCCCAACCGCTCGCGAGCGGCGGCCATGCTGAACTCGGGATCGGTCATGCCGAGTCCGTGAGGCGCAGGTACGGCCGGCTGGAGTCGGCGCGCTCCGACGGGACGAAGAGGATCAAGAGATCCACGCCGATCCGCTGAGCGATGCGCTGTGCGGCAGTGGCCGAGACGGTGTCCCTCACTCCGGTGAGGAGTTCGCCAATGACGCCGTGGGCAACCCCCGCATGGCGGGCGAGTTGACGGATGGTTACGGCCTTTCCGGTGCCGGTCCGCTGCATGAGAGTGCGCAGCAGCTCGGCGCTGACGAGCCTGCACTTGGGTGCGTCTTCGATCACGTGTCTACCGCCATGAACGTTGTGTTGTTCCTGGTGAACACCTTCACTGTGGCACACCGTGAACAAGTTGTCCATCAGGAACAACAAGAAGGTGGCGATCCAGCCAAGGAGCCGAGTGCCACTAGCGCGGGTAGTTGTTTTTCATGGACAATCCGTTCAGCGCGCGCAATGGCGCACGCGCTCTACCTGGGGGAATCCGCCATACGCACCGCGAGTCACATGGACACCCCACGGCCCATGACATGACACGGAGTGGCAAGATGAGCCTCATGGCTGCCGAAGATCAGATGTCTGTGCCCACGGGGCGGACGGATCTGTCCGACCTCGTGCGAGAGCGCCGGGCGGAACTGCGCCTCAGCCTGCGAGGCCTCGAGGCGCGCACGGTCGACCCTGAGACGGGTGAACCGCTGTGCAAGTACAGCTGGATCAACAAGCTGGAGAAGCTGCTCACCGTTGACCCGCCGAGCTACCCGCAGTTGAAGGCCTTGGCGGCCGGTCTGGAGCTCTCGCTCGGCCGACTGCAGGATGCGGCCGGCGCCCAGTTCTTCGGCATCGAGACCGTGTGGAGCGCCAGCGGCGAGGCGCGGGCCCTGGTTTCGCGGGCGGACAAGCTCACGCCGGAGCAGCGTGAGCAGCTGGTTCGCCTCATTGAGACCTTCACGTCCTCGACCTAGCGGGTCGGGTGCATATGCCCTTGGCCATGGCCGATACGCACCGTGATTCACGCGTGCAGGGTGTAGTCAGAAGTGGTTCAAAGTGGCAGTATCGACGGACCGCCTGGGGGGCGCGTTTGTCCGGTAGCCTGACTGTGCCATTTCGTTCGAACTGACGATCGAAATGTCGCGGGCCGCACATGGGGGTTCCACATGGCAGAAAGTGAAGGGTCATCGAAGACCGCAAGCGTGCGCATCGTGACGGTGCCGCGAACGCAAATGCCCGACGGCTGCCTCGTCGTGGCAATCGAAAGTAAGGGCGCGCTGACTTGGGCCGTCTGCGAGGACGACATCACAGGCGCTCTCCGCGACGAGTTCAATGCCCAGCTCCAGCACGTCACGCACGATGGTCTCTGGCATCAGAACTGGCCCGAGACCGGCAAGGAAGAGACCCCCGGCCACCCCCACTAG